TTACCCCTCTTGATTTTCACCATTGACCACATTTTGACCACTTCGACCACTTTTTAGTACATTTCCGAGCTTTTCAGTCGCTTCAATTTGACGTTCTTCATACGTATCCGTATAAATATTTAAGGTTGTGGAAACATTTGTGTGACCAAGTAATTTTGCAACAACCTTTGCATTTGCGCCAGAATCGATTAAAATAGTTGTAAACGTTCTTCGGATATCGTGGAATCTAATATACGGTACGTCAATTGCTTCGCACAAAGCTTTCATTTGATAACGTATCGTATATGGATGCACGATTTTTTTATTTCTCGTGCAAATTAATAAATCGAAGGAATTCTCTTTTTTATGATTTTGATAATCCAACAATTCTTCCATTAATTCTTCCGTCATTGGGATCACACGATTAGATGCTTCTGTTTTTGTCTCACCTAATTCATATTTACCATCCACGAGTGTTAACGTTCGTTGTACATGAATAGCTTTATTATCGAAATTAATATCATCCCACTGTAAAGCTAATACCTCACCAATACGCATGCCTGTATGCAGTGCCAAAACAAATGCAATGTAGTAACTGCCTTTTATTTTTGCATACTCCATAAACTTCATAGCTTGGTCGATTGTCCAACTAGCTTGTGCTTTCTTTTTCACCTTTGGTCGCTTTGCTTTCTTTGCAGGATTTGAGTTAATCATTTCTAGCTCTACACCTTTATCAAGGATTTGCTTTAACATAACATCAACGGATGAAATGTATTTTGTAGTTAGCCCCTCTTTAAGCAGCTTCTGGTGAAAATTATGCACTGTAAGAGGTTTTATATCTGATAACCTCTTATCGGCAAATTCAGGCATAACACGTGAGCGTAGAATGCGTTTGTATTGATACAATGTTGATGGTCTACATGATGTTTCTTTCTCTTGCATCCAGATTTCTACGAGTTGAGAAAAGCGAATATCACTATTCTCATAATCTCCATTTGCTAAATCATTTGTTACTCTAGCTGCTTCTTCCTGGGCAGCTTTCTTTGTTTTAAAACCACCTTTAGTGATTTGTTTTCGTTTACCTGTGATAGGGTCTTTGCCGACATCCATAGTAAAAGACCACTTCTCACCGCGTTTACGAAAGTATGCCATGATTTTTCACCTCGTCATAGTCGTTTTCTAGATACAAGCTGTGATATGTGGTAGTGGTATATGAATGATAACATGAGATAATAAATTATGTAAAAAAATGATGAACATGTGCAAAAGAAATGATAAATATGTGAAAAAATTCTACATAAGAAGTAAAAAAGAGCTATAATTAGGAAGTAAAGTGGGAATATGTTTTTTGTCAGATCAATTGTCTTTAAAGAGGTAGATATAGATATAAACAACAAAATGCGGTTTTGAATTTCTTGGATAAGGAGTATGCAAATGCAATATATTATTTACTGTGATGAATCAGAAAAGAATGGCAAGTTTTTTGGGAATTTTTACGGTGGAGCACTTGTAAGATCTATTCATTTCCATGAAGTAAAAGATGCTTTAGCGGCAAAGAAGGTTGAGCTTGGTTTTTCTGGAGAGGTAAAGTGGCAAAAAGTTACTGCAAATTATCTTGAAAAGTATATGGAGCTTATGAAATGTTTTTTTGATTTTATAAAGCAAGATAAAGTAAAGATAAGGATAATGTTTACTCATAACAAAAACCTTGCTACCAATCTTACAAAAGAACAACGTGACAAAGAGTATTTCTTGTTGTATTATCAGTTTTTCAAGCATGCTTTTGGTTTTCAATATTCAAATAACACAAGAAATCCTATTTCTTTGTACACATATTTTGACCAATTGCCCGATACCAAAGAAAAAAACCGTGAGTTCATAGATTACATCTACAAGCTTCAGTATATGGAAGAGTTTAAGAAAGCGAACTTATTCTTCAATAGTAAGGATGATATCGCTGAAGCAAAGTCTCATAACCATGATATACTTCAATGCTTAGATGTAATTTTAGGAGCCATGGAATTTAGGCTGAACGAAAAACACAAAGCTAAACCAGAAGGTCAAAGAACACGTGGAAAAAGAACTATTGCCAAGGAAAAATTATATAAGTTCATTAATCAAAATATCCGTGAAATATATCCGAATTTCAATATTGGAGAAAGCACAGGTAAATCTAGTATGAGGGATAAATGGTTACATCCATACAGACATTGGAAGTTCACACCATCTGTTGGAAAAGTGGACAAGCATTATGTAGGAAAAAAGAAAAGATGAGCCCCACTCAATCTAGTAAGTAGCCCACGTGGAACGTAAGCCTTCGATTAGAGTCAAGCTCATCTTCTGCTTTTCTAATGCTAGTATATCCTGTTTAATTATTAATTACAATCATTTTTAATAATTTTGTTTAGTGTTTTTTGTATTCTATTGCAGTATTTACTAGCACTGTGTGTAAAATAGTGTAATTTATTGTCCTTAAAATCATTTGAGTGCAATGGTAATTTCCACTTCAAAATACATAATAGTTTGAAAAAAGAGCTGAAAAGCTCTTTTTTGTTTTAGTAAATTTACAGATATAAAAGAAGTGGGTTACGATATTTGTATATTGAATAAAGGAGGGGAGAACATGGGAGAATTCACAAAGGAACCTGGTGGTCACAGAGCCAATGATCCTGATGTAGGTTGGCACAACGAACCAGGCGGTGGTGGCTGGAAGTGTAATGAAGACCCTGGTACAGGTTGGAAAACAATTTTTGGGCCAGGGACAGGTATATAAGAAAAGGGGGGAACGAAATGAAAAGGTACATAAAAGATCCAGGTGGTTCAAAGATGATTTTCGATCCAGGTACAGGAATGGGGATTTTGGACCCAGGATCTGGTGGCGGGTATACAACTGATCCAGGCGGTGGAATGGGTATGTATGATCCTGGAGTAGGTGGAGGATACATAAAAGATCCAGGCACAGGAATATAAAAAAGAGAGCTAAGCGCTCTCTTTTTTTGTTGATAAAAATCTGTTAATTTTTACCGTTGCGATTGGAAATGTTTTCTACTACAATCGACTCATAACAGCTCGTTATGAGTTTTAAGGAACTTTGCATATAAAACGAGTTGTTTACAAAATTGTTCTCGTTGAGATTCATCCAGGCCTGCGAAAACCGTTTGAATTTCATCGAGGGCATTTGCTATGTTCTTTTCATGTGGTGTACTCGTTCTACCCATTAACGCATCAACAGAAATACCTAAATACGTTGCAATGCGATCGAGAGTGTCGAGATCAGGTTGATTATAGTTAATTTCTAAATTGCCAACTTGACTACGACTTAACTGTACTTTTTCACCGAACTCTGATTGAGTAAGGGAACGACTTGCTCTAAACTTTTTTAAATTTTCTCCAAATGTATTCATAGTTTTAGTATAAATACATGAGAATTTTTAGACTATACATGTCACGAAATCTGTCTGTATAATAGTGAATGTCACATAAATTGACAACTAGTTCAAAAATATATAGAACAAATGTTCTTTTGGTGGTAAAATATTCTTAGTGGAAAAATGGATTTCTTGAAAAAACTTTCTCAACATGATTTGACTATAAATGGAATGAAGAGTCTAAATCTTGTGATAAACTGATTTTAAAGAATAAATTAGAACAAAAAAGACCCATAGCGCAGCAAAAGTAGTGTGCAGCCACTCTTATGCTGTTCCCCTAATATGGTAGGGAAAACACTTGCCATGAGTCAGCACAAGTATAACATATTAAATTCAAAAAAGCTTAAATGGTATAGTTTTTCTATTGAGAAATTTCAGGGAAGGTGTCTCGCGTTCAAAGGAGGCTTCATTATGAATAAAGTATCTAGTTTAAGCGGTATTATTTTAGAGGATGAATTAAATTCATTAAAGCTTTCAAAAATAACAAATTTATCACAATCAAATTTATGGAAAACACTGAATGGAAAAGTGCCTATGACTTTCGCAAAATTAGTTAAGATATTAAATGGTCTTGATTCTGAAGAACAGAAGATGGAAGTAGTTAAAGAATTTTTAAATTGTACTGATAAAGAGGCAGATATAAGAACTGCAATGTATTATTTATATTTGTCAGGTTATACAGAGTTACTTCAAGACCTCGTGAAGAAAGAATATAAACAATCAGTAACTAATAATTACAGAGATGTATTCCGTGTCTGTTTAGATAGACAAACACATTCATTAAGAGCAGGAGCATTTCTTAAAGAAATTGAAATATTACGTACAAAGGTAAATCTAAATAAAACAGGTGTGAATATTCTTGTGAACACCTTAAGTGTATATGGCTATTTTGATTTAGGAGCATATAATGTATTAACAGTTATACAAGGAATGATACAAGAGAAAATTAATGGAATGCCAAAAGGTTTGGAAAAGACATTAAATGAAGTTGAATTAAATATAATTTGCGCATATGCATATTTAATGCAAGACGAAGTAAAAACAGCAAGGGAATTGTTACAGAATGTGCTAGAAAAACAAGAGATTCCACTTTTAATGAAAGCTACAGCACTAAGTATATTTGCTGAAAGTTATATTTTTTGTGATCCTGATAAAGCATTACATTTTTTTGAACTATCACTTTCAGAATTAAGAAAAATAAAGAATAACAAATCATTACTAAAAAGAAAATTAGTGGAAAATACGACCGCTTTTTGTTGTATTATTCATAATATTCATGTAAAATTAGAATATATACATGATAACGCTGAAATTGCGTTACAGTATATCCGTCAAAACAAGAAAAGCGAAGCTTGTGAAATATTAAATCGGATTAGTAATCGAACTGCAATCCAAGATTTTTATTTATCTGTTGCAACGAATGATGAAGAACTGCGCAGAAAAGCTTATCATCGGTTTTTAAAGGACGGAAACTTATTCTACATAAAAATTTTTGATATTTTAAAGTGAGGGATAGTGACAATGAAAAAAATAATTGCTAGTGTAGTTATTGCATGTACGCTCGCATTATCAGTCATATCGATTGGTTCGGTACCAACTAAAGATGATCAAGCTGCAGGAAACGTAAAAGAGACACAATTAATGAAAATGGATCCGGGTACTTTAGGATAATAAATAAATGAAAATGCCATTGCATCTAAGGGTGCAATGGCATTTCGTACGTTTAGGGGGGTATTCATTTTCTGCATTTTGATATTTTTGAATAATTAAGGATGATGGGGGAAGCGACGATGGAAAATGTACTAGAGAGCACATTATGGGAAATGTTAAAATTAGGAGTATTAACTACAGATGAGAATGAAAAAAAATTGGTAGAGAACATAAAAAATATAGTTAAAAAAGAAAAAAATGATTGTTAGCCCAATTGCTGACAATCATTTTTTGTTATGGCCTACAGCAGCCTTCATCATATCTAGTAACATATCTTGTTTTTCTTTTGGCATTTTTTCTAACATGTCAATTAGCTCGTTAAATTCTTTTCTTAATTCAGTGAACTGAACTGCATTTAATTCTGGATCATCAGATCGACCTAATAAATAATCGACAGATACGTCTAATACATCTGAAATGATAACTAAAGTTTCATTAGATGGCGAACTATAGCCTGTTTCATAATTAGAAATTGTAGTTTTCGTTACTTTAGTTTCTGTATCCATTTTTTCTTTTATCTTTAATGCTAATGCATCTTGTGTTAATCCACGTTTTTTTCTAGAAAGTTTTATCCTTTGCCCTAAAATAGTCATAAATTCACCCCATATATATTATATCCAAAACTGTAAACTGTTTTTCTAATTTGAAAGTACAACTAAATTGTACTTTGTTTGTAAAAGTTTTGCATTAGTTTTTTGAAACTTTGTTTAAAAATCCAAAAAACTCAAATATTATTATTGACAGTACAAAAAACTTGGATATATAATGAGTGTAACAAGTTCAAGAAAGTTGGATTTTAGGAGGTGTCATCATGGGAAAGAAAAGACATAATTTAATTAAAGCTCGCAAACGTAAAAATTTTACCCAGGAACAACTAGGGGCATTGATAAATAAACAGAAAACGGTAATCAGTAATTGGGAAACTGGCTACGCAACTCCAACATTAGATGATGCAATGCAAATAGCGCAAATATTAGAAGAAGACATATATAATCTTTTTTTAGGTGTTGAAGTTCAAGAAAATCAAACTTTATTTTAAAAAGTTCAATTGTAGGATGAATTAAATAAAAAATGAAAAGGAGCTAAAAACATGTACCAAATAAAACAATTACCATTCTCATTGAAAGCAGAGGATGTACAAGAATTCTTAAATATTTCTCGATCAGCCGCTTATGCACTTATGAAGAGAAAGGACTTCCCAACGATCGTAATTGGAAAAAGTAAACGTGTTAAAGCGGAAGACTTTCTTAAATGGGTAGAAGCACAAAAGGTGGGAACAAATGCTAGTTAAAACAGAATTTCAGATGTTTAACAAAATTACCGTTTGATAATTAAGGAGGTGATTTAGTGGAAGATACAGCATCGTTAGTAGTATTCGCAATATTTATCGCATGCAGTGTATTGTTGCTTTACATTACTTACGAACCGATAAAACGATGGGCTTGGAGTGACGTAGAACAAAATAAAAAGACCCATGGCAGTGGGTCCTTTAAGAAAAAACAATTGTTATAAGTATATCACGGAAAGTAGGGAAATAGTACATGGATTTAATCGAATATCAAGTGCTATTACCTAATAAGTTCTGGGACTTAGCAAAAAACAAAGAAGAATTAAAACAAATGATTGAACAATATTTCAAAGGTAGTTATCCACATTACAAAATAAAGAAAATTATTAGAAGTGGCGAATCGCACATAGCGATTTGTGAAAGGAAGTGGCTGATTTGAACAACATAGTTTTACAAATAGGACAGATGAACTTCCGTGGAAATGTCATAGATCATGGTTGGTTTAAAACACTCACACTGGATAATGGAAAACCAAATATGGTCGCGATTTCCATATTAGGAGAGGTTGTTTATTGGTACAAACCTACAGAAGTAAGAGATGAGCATTCAAATAATGTGAGATATAAACAAAAGTTTAAAGCGGATACGCTTCAAAAGAGTTATCAGCAATTTGCAGATTCATTTGGTTTTACAAAAAGACAAGTAAAAGATGCATGTGATTACTTGAAGGACAGAAGGTTAGTCCGTATCGAGTTTCGTACGGTATTTGTAAATGGAACTAGATGTAACAATGTAATGTTTATAGAGCCTATTCCTGAAGAAATACAAAAAATATCAATTTTATATTGGGAGAATGGCACCCCTCCTACATTAGAACGTAAGAGGGTATTGCAACCAAATGTACCACCCTCTTACGATAAAACGGAAGAGCCTCCTACATTTAAACGTAAGACAAATACAAAGATTACTACAAAGAATACTACAGAGAATGTAAGTAGTAGTAGCATCTTCTCTTTCTACGAAAATAATTTCGGTATTTTAAATTCATTCGTAGCCGAAAATATTTCGCAATGGATAAACGATACGAACGAAGAACTTGTACAAGCAGCTATGGAACGTGCTTTGAAACAGCAGAAAAAATGGAATTATGCTGAGGGCATTTTAAAACAGTGGGTTAACAATAATGTGAAAACTTTAAAAGATGTTGATGCTTTAGAAACTGAATATCAACGAAATAAAGGAGTGAAAAAGCGTGTCGGAATCAATCGGAAGAGTGATGACTCGGATAGTGAATACATCGGCTTGTAGTGAAGAAACGGAAGGGTATACATGCGAACACTGTAATAAATATATCGCAGCAATCACTGTAGAAGTTCCACAGTTACGTATTAAAAATAAAATACTTCCTACATGTGAGTGTGTTGTAGAACGTGAAGAAGCAGAAATACGTGAAGCTCAAAACTTTGCTAAGAAACGAGAAATAGAAAAGTTGTTCAGCATCAGTAACTTAGGAGAAAGGTTCTCCAAAAGTACATTTGAATCGTTTCTAGATAGAAATGGATCAGAGACAGCTTATAAAGTTGCGGTGAAATACGTGAAGACGTTTAAAGAGTGGAAAGGTGAATCGTTACTACTTTGGGGAGAACCTGGTAATGGTAAAACCCATTTAGCAGCCGCGATTGTAAATGAGCTTTCTAAAAAAGGATACATTGTCGTATTTCAAAGCGTTCCAGAATTATTACAACGCATTCGCAGTACGTTTAACAGCGAAAACAAAGAAAATGAAACACAAATTATGAGAGCTCTTTTAGAATGCGACTTACTTATATTAGATGATATTGGGGCAGAAAAAACTACGGAGTGGGTAGAAGAAAAATTGTTCAATATCATTGATGGTCGGTACAGAAAAGAACTTCCTACTCTGTATACGAGTAATTTAGAACCAAAAGAATTGAAACATCAAGTTGGTAAACGTTCATATGACCGAATGGTTGAAACAAGTCTAACTGTAAAAAATGAAGCTGCGAGTTATAGAAGAGAAATAGCGAAGCAACGTTTACAAAGATTTGTAGAAGCATAAAAGGAGGAATAAGCATGTGTGTATCATGTCGTAATACAGGCATCATTCGTAAAGAAACTTATCCGGGTGTAATTGAAACGAACGGTTGTAATTGTGAAGTAGCAAAGCAACAGCAAGCAGAAAACGATAAGCGTTGGCAAGCATGGTTAATAAAATTTGAATCAATGAAACAAGAATTAGAAAGAAGCAAACAACAAAAAGCTAGTTAACAAGAAAAAGGAGGATTTCAGTCGTATGAAGCCTACGAAAGTTGAAATCGATGTTACTGATAATAAAATTTATGTGGTTAAAAATGGTGAGGTTACTCCACTGAATCCTCCAGTAACAGGGTTTGGGGAACAAGTAATCACTTGGCAAGGTGGGAAAGTTGATCGTGTATCAACTACCATCACAGAAAAAATAAAATAACTGGGGATGCGATTATGAAGCAATTAACTATTGATGATGTTATGGGTAGTTTCAACTATGACGCGATAAGTACCAGTGAAAAGTTTTTGAATCCAAGCTATGAAGTCCATTTTTACGATAAAGAAGAACGGCAAAAGATGGATTGTTTTGATGCTAAAACTGAAACCGAAGCTTGGAACGCAACAATAGAAGAGCATGGTAAAGGTATTCGGAAGATTATGATAACTCATTCGAAACGTACCAGAGCTGAATTTCTAGCGCTGGATTAGGAGGGGAAATTGATGGCTTTTAATCGATGGTTAACTGATGAGGAATATCAGCAAGCTGAATCAAACGGTATTAGTAGAAGGGTTCTTTACATGAGGATGTACAGATACGGTTGGGAATTGCAAGAAGCATTAACTACGCCACCGAGAACATATTGGCATATGGGCGAGGGAAAACACAATAAATGGCTAAATTTAGCTGAAGAAAATGGAGTTAATTCAAGTACTTTTTATAGCAGGGTAAATAACGGGTGGGACCCTAAAGATGCGGCAAGTATTCCGACGCGTAAACAAATTGACAGGAAGGAACTTGTTAAGATTGCTGAATCCAATGGCATAAGCGTAAGTACTTTCAGATCTAGATTGAGTTATGGATGGGAACCGATAAAAGCAGCTACAACACCAGCTAAGTCTAAAAATAAAAATATTAGTTAAGAGGAGTAGATGAAAATGAAAGTGATGGAAAACGGTGTATTGGAAGCAACGAAATTAATTAGTGAAGCAAGAAAAGAAGGTCAAGTTATAAAAGAGGCTACTGTTTTACAGATTGCAAGCATTTTATCAATAGGTGAATTAAACGATTATCAGGAAGTAACATTACGTACTTGGAATAATAAAACTGATTTTGGAGGACGTGTTTCAAATGCAGCTTTAGGGCTTACAGGAGAAGCTGGTGAAGTGGCTGATATTGTTAAAAAAGCAATTTATCACGGACATGGTTTCCAACCATCGCATTGTCCAGGAGAAGAGGACGGAAACACTTATAAATTAGCCTTAGAACTTGGAGACATTATGTATTATGTATCGATTATGGCGCATGAACTGGGATATACGTTACAAGATATTGCTGAAATGAATATCGCAAAATTAGCTAAAAGATATCCAGACGGATTTAGCCGGGAAGCGAGTCAAGCGCGTGTCGATGTGAAGTGAAAAAGTCCTAGCTTAAAATGCTAGGACTTAAGGAAGTAAAGCTGTTGCAATTGTCGATTCCATATTTATGACTGTAAGGAACTTTCATAGTATAACTAATTATTTATTATAAGTATATATAAATTTTAAAAAATTCTACAAAATGTTTTTTATAGATTTTAATCAAATTTGAATTTTGTATAAAAACGGAGGAGTTATGGATGAAGAAACAAAGGTGGAGACTTACAAAAGTGAAAAAGTGCGATATTTGCGGGAATAAGGTGGATGTCAGTAAATTATACGGAATAAATTATTGGACATATAAAAATAGACCTCTATATCGGTGTTTTGATTGCGTTAGCATAGGTTTTTAAAAACTAAACAAAAGCGTTATTTGGGAGGGAAATAGATATGAGGGAAAATAAGTTCCGTGCGTGGGATGAAGAACTTAAAAAGATGTATTCAGGTGATGAAATTGAAGGCGAGGACAATTTAAATGCATGGTTATCCTATGGAGAGTTAGCGATATATCGAGTTGATGACGGCGAATATACTCAATTGAAAAATTTACAGTATGCAGAAATAAGGGATTCTGAAGGAATAGAAATCTATGAAGGTGACATTTGTAAACGGACGGTATTTGCTTTTGGAGAACCAAGAAAATTTGTAGGACAAGTGATGATGTTTGAAGGATGTTGGTGGATTGATAATGGTACCGCAGCAGTTCCGTTATGGAACGAAATGCACATATTGGAGATCGTCGGTAATATCTATGAAAATCCAGAATTACTAAAAAACATAACAAAATAGTTATTTTGGAGAGAAAGGAGATGATTATATTGGCTAAACATTGTTTAGATTGTGGAAATAAGCTAGAGACAGTTAATTACGCTGAAACTTGTACTAAATATGTTTGTCCTACGTGCAATGCATACTGGTTTCAATCAAGAAGAGTAGTTGTGGAGTGGACTAAACAAAAGATTAAGGAAAACTAAACAAAATTCTTATTTAAAAACGAAGGGGAGAATAAAAAATGACAAACATCGAAAAGGCGAAAGAAATGTGGAAAAAAGGTGCAATTGAAATCAATGCAGTTGATAAGAATGGGGAAGCTTTAAAACAATATGATTCTGTGATAGCACATGATGGTTTCGAATGGAGAATTGGATGCATTACGTATAGCGTTATTGATGAAAATTTTGTAGCGCATTTTGAAGAGAGTTGGATCTCGTTTGAAGATTTGAATGAAGTTGAAAAATTAAATGATGTAATTGCTCGTGAAGTGCTCAAATGGCAAAAGGTAGAAACTCATTGGGGTAAAGATGGAAAAGCGTTTCATGATATGCCAATAGAAAAGTTCGATGCAATTAATTATGCGGCAATTATCTTGGATCAGTTACATGAAGACGGTCATGATGTGAGAGTTAAAAATGAATCTGGTGATTGGCAAGTTAACATAGATGACAATGATTACGTTATTGAAGAAAAGTTTGGGATAGCTGTTTGCAAAGCGGCCATAAATACAGTTAGAGATAATTAGGACAAAATCCTTATTTGGCAGGTGAATGGAATGGGATTGCATGAGTGGTGGAAAATGAAAAGCTACTCGAAGTGGTATCACTACTTTTGGTGTATGCCTTTAATAGCTATATTTCTTTGTGTTACTAGTATGGTGAATGCTTTTGACGATATGGTTTCTAGAGTAATTAGTGCATTTAGAAAGTGACAAAATCGTTATTTCATAGCAAACAAAAAAGAGCACACATGTAAGTATGCTCTTTAACAAGAAAGGTAGATTTCTATGAATGGATGCCTCCATACAATAACATATGCTTGTCCAGTTAAAAGGTAAAAAGTTTTTAAAGAAATTATAATTTAAATAAAAGAAACCCCGTTTATCTACGGGGCTTCTAAGGGTAAATGTCAAGTAATGACGTACTCGACTAATTAACCATATCATGAATTTATTGGTAAAAATACTGGTAAATGCGTCCAATTAGTATGGTCATCAACTTGAATAAAAAGGTTATTTTAGTTGTAGTTTAACAAAAAGGACCCGCTATAAATAGCAGGCCTTTTCCTAAAATGGCAAAGAGTAACTCTTACCTTACTCTTCTACTATATAATACACCATATTTGACTGTTTGTGTAGAAAAATGTCGAAATATGCAATATTTCATGTCGATTATAAGAAAACGAAGAAGTGAGACCGATAATTGAATAAAAACGCTATTTTATTAGAAAAGGATGTGCAGTTTGAAATCTGAAGAAGTTAAACAGCTTATTACTGATTTAGAACGTAGAAAATCAGGTTTAAAACGGATCCAAAATGGCTTTTCAAGAATTCATAGTGAGGAATATCGTGATGGTGTTAATAAACAAATAGGAATTTTGGACCAAGTAGTAATGAGATTGAATTGGGTTATGAGGGATGAAAGTAATTAATATAAAAATTTCATTTTGTAGAAAAGGAAGATGTTAAATGTACTTTATTGATAAAGAAGAAGATTTAATCGGAAAAGAAATAGCTTTTACACACATGGCTCAATTTGCTGAAGCTATTACGATTGTCACAAAGGATAAGGGAATCTTTGTAGTTGAGCAATGGCGCGAAGATGATCACAGTGAAATTCATGCTTACAGTAAAGGCAACGCTAGAGCTTATATATTAAAAAAGGATTGGTTAAGAAAAACATTGCATGAAAAAGGAATAATATCTCATGAAGAAATTGAAGAGTATGAGAATCAAAGACGATTAGAACAACAAAAACAACAAGAGGAATATAAAAGAAAACGAGAAGAACAGGAAAAAATAACTTATGAACGATTGAAAGCGAAATTTGAAGTTCCTAAAAATTAAAAGAGCAGCTAGCAAAAGCTAACTGCTCGGTTCTCCAAGGGGGAACAAGGAGAAAGTAACTTAATGGGTTGTTTACAGTATTGACGGAATATTGAGTTTTATTCAGTAAGGATTGTAAATCTGTTCAATAAAATTTGATTGAATCTCATGGAAATATATTCGATTCATTTATAAATGATCATAGCTTTAACAATTTCATAATAGTATTTCTTCCATGTTATTGTTTGATCGTTTTTAGCAGTTAAGGTTAGAAAAAACTTAAGCATTATATTATCACCCTTTCTTAAGTTTAATTTTATAAGGGAACATACAAAATTAACATTTTGTTTGTAATGAATATGTATAAGTATTTTGATGTATGAAACTAATAATCCTTATTTTCCTAGCAAATGAAATTATCAGAAAAATTTTACTGACAAGAAAATATCTTCGGGGTTTTTAACAAAATAATCCTTTTAATAGGAAGGAGAAACAGAATGTATCTATTCTCGGTAAAGACAAATTGGGATTCGTATTTAATTGCAGCAGCGGATTTGGATGAGGCTGTAAAGGAAGCAAAACGAAGAGGAGGATGGGTCGGTAATTTAACGGTTACGAGATTAAAAGAAATTGATGGATACGAGATAACATTGAAAAAAACGAAATAATTCTTTGAATAGAAAGTGAGATTAAGAGAATGGCAAATCGTAAGAAACAAAAAATCAAAAAATATATTAATCGTCGCGCTAAACAATTTGAGAAACAAAGGGTAGATGCAGCGTGGCGAAATATATTTGTAAAACGTGGAGTTATTAAATAGAAAGAGAGGGAGCAGCATGGGGTACGCAAATAGAGGAATGGCATTTGAGCTTTTATTAAATATTACATGCCGTATGTATAAATCAGCGAATGTAGGGATATTTAATAAGCGTCCAACACCAGTAAAAGTTATAAAAACGAATAAAAAAGGTGAAATAACAAAAAGCGCATGGGAAAGTAAATCTACAGTAGATTACGATGGTGTATATAAGGGAAGAGCAGTTTACTTTGAAGCAAAATCCACAAAAGAAACAACGAGATTTCCATTAGATAATATAGGTAGACATCAAATCGACTATTTAAAAGATACGCAAGAGCAAGGAGCTATTTGTTTCTTTTTAATAGAATTCAGAGAAGATCAGATTATCTATTTTGTTCCGGTTTCATTAGTAGCAGAATACTATGAAGCTATGTTATACGATGGTGCCCGTAAATCAATTCCGAGGGAAGAATTTGAGAAACATGCGTATGTAGTAGAAAGAACTGATCGTGCTCTTGTAGATTACCTGGTACATGTCGATAAATTAGAATGGCCAATCTGCAGCTGATGGAACAAACGAATAGTATTAATAATAAAACCGTACGCATAAAGATAATAGATTTACAGGACCATCATTGTAATAGATGTGAGTATCAATACAAACCAAGTCATTGTTTACATAATTGTGATATAGGTAAACAGATAAATAAATTAGGTACTGCATTAGGAGGAACCTATGTAGGTGATAAGCCGAAAAGGAGAACGAAAGCAGAATGGGATGTATTATGTGAGAAAACATTAATAATGCTAGAAAGTGGAATGACAAAGGTGCAGATAGCAAAGAAGCTTGGTATACGAGATCCGAGTTATATCAGTGAGCAATTGAAAAAGCGAAATCTAAGATAAAAATTTCACATACCGTATTAAAAGGATAAATAAAAAATAATGATAGTAATAGTCCGCATTTAGAGGGCGTTGATTATGCATAGGAAAGCATTTCTTCCTATATATAATTCAGCGTCCTCTTTTTATATAAAAGGAGGAACCTGGCTTATGAAAGATTTAATGAAGCAGTATACCGAAACAAGAAAGCGATTAGAAGCATCTAAGGTGGGCGCAACAGAAAAGGATATAAGTATTATTAATGGAATGATTAGCGATATTAATTATGCCCTGGAATGGATGCGTACTGCTAAACAGCCAGGTAAAAAAAGAGGGATTGAACGTAGGGCTGCATATCAGCGAGAAAGACCATGTGACCCGTTATTAATGCAAAGATATACACGTAGTACTGAAATGCCGATATATGAATGGGATACGGAAGCAAAAGAGAGTGTTATTTCTGAATGGGATCGTATACAACTGGAAGATGCATTATCAACATTGACTGAAAGGGAAAAGGAAATATATGTAATGTCTAGAGGGTATGGATTTACACAGGATAAAATTTCCAATTATTTGAATGTGAAAAGAACTACTGTTCAAGAATATTTAAAAAGAGCAGATAGAAAGATTGGTGAGCGATTAAGTGGAAGTTTATTTTGTATATGTTAGTATTCTTCTGTTTAAAAAATGTCGAAATTTGTCGTCAAAAAGCCACCTATATATGAACAGCCGAAACCAGTTACTGCAGATAAGTGATTGGGGTACCGCCAGCATTTCGGAAAAAAACCACGTTAAGAATTTTTCGGTTAATGTTCCCCTGATTTAAGGACAATACAAGGGGAGAAAGAAACATCTATGCTGAAAAGTGTAACGTATACTTTTGGAAAAGGTTTATGGCAATCATTTTGGTAATTACTTTTGGTAAAAGACTACCTCTTTGCTATCAAGAACCTTAACCAAGATTGAATAAATTACAAAAATTATGGTTTTTGGTAACTAAAGTTTTCCTTAACGCTGTTAAAAGTACTCGTTTTTATGTTGAAATTTGCTTAACGTGGTTTTTTTCCGTTTTGCGGTCTGTACCCCTGATTGAGTGAACCTATAGCGTTGCTCTTCCTTATTCGCGAGATAGTTTAAGTTGCATACAAGTAAGAGGTTACGAGCCTTACTGTATGTTGTTCTGATTTCAATCGTAATTGAAATAGTCTTCAAAACTTCATTAATTTAAACGGTCTAAACGGAGGAGAGCTTCTGTTCTCCTTTAAGTTGATACCTGCCTACCTTTAGGGTGTCAATTTAAAGGGGTACGGAAAGATGTCCCGATATAAAATTAAAAAATTCCTGGGAGAACTTTTGCTTCTCTCATAGCCACTGACGCAAGGCGCGTAGTCAAATTAAAAAATGTAAGAGTGCGGTGGCTATGAGAAGAGTAAAAGAACATATGGAGAAGTTAAAGTATCCATAATGGGTGCTTTTTTCTTTGTTATATAGAAATTACACATTAAACGTGAATTTGAATGCAATGGATATTTGAATAGGAGGATGATAGCAGATGAAGGATAAAATTAAAGTAGAAGTAACTGAAGACTTTATCGTTAGTGACAATACAGGTAAGGTGTTACAAGAATTCCGTGAAGGTGAACAATATGATGTTAATTTAAATAATGATACATGGGAATTCATTTGTGGTGAAACAGTAGCAGCTGAATATGATCAATTTGGAAATTTAACTGTGCATGAGTGTTTTAAAGTAATTCAATGATTAAATCAATAGAAAATTCGGTAGCAGAAGTATTAGATAAGGTAATTGGTGTTAAAGAAGCTCATGTGATTAGCGGTCTTTCTCCTGGTCATATAAAGAACTTATGTGCAGCAGGTGCTATTGAATCTAAAAAGATTGGTGGAACCTGGGTGATAAATAGAGAGCGGTTTGAAGAGTGGTTCAAGTGTTCATGTAAAAACGAAACAAACTCAACACAAACCAAATATTGTAAATGAAAATAGTGTCTAAAAGTTGAAACATCTAGACACTTTAATTTAGATAATGAATTTTATTAAAAACAGTGCTTGTTATTGTCTAAAAGTTAGTCTAGAATTAAAAGTACAAAAGATATAAGACTTTTAGATGGTAAGGGGATGTTTTTGTGTCATTAATTGGATATGCGAGGGTAAGTACAAAAGATCAAGATTTAGGACTGCAAATTGATAAATTGAAAGAATACGGATGTGAAAAGATTTTTACTGAAAAACAAAGTGGAGCGAAAAGTGATCGTGAAGAGTTGAGTAATGCAATAGATTATTTGCGTGCTGGTGACAAATTGGTTGTTTATAAAATTGATCGTTTGGCTCGTTCTACTTTTGATTTACATAAAATCGTGCGAGAGTTAGACGCAAAAGAAATCTCAATTGTATTTATAAAAGAACAAATTGATTTTTCTACACCTGCAGGTAAATTAATGTTCACGATGTTAGGTGCAATTGCTGAATTTGAAAGAGATTTAATTAACGAAAGAACGTCAGAAGGCCGAGAAAGAGCAAAAGCGCAAGGTAAACATATGGGTCGTAAAGGACAGGATGAAAAACAGGTAAAAAAATCTTTAAATCTTTATTTTAATAGGAAAGCAAATGGATTGAGTGTAAACGATATATCTAAAATGACCGGTGTTCCACGTTCTACTATTTATGCTAAGGCTAAAGAATATAAAGAGGAGAATCTATAATGAAGACATATGATGAACTTCGCCAGGAATTTCGTAATATAAGTCAATTGTATTGGAAACAAGAAGGTAATCACAAAATATGTGAAAGATGTTGCTCCACTGTAGATATTCATTTGCATCATAAAACAGCGCTAAACCTAGGTGGAACAAATGATATTGATAATCTAATTCCGTTGTGTGGTGAATGTCATAGGGAATATCATAGGCATTTTGAAGGGGTTAAATCAACTGAATATTTCATGAGTACACCTAAACATACAGAATTAATAGGCGTATGGGAAATGTTAAATAGTCAAACAGTTGACTTCTTATTAGGAAAAGAAGTTAAAGAGTTAATAAATCAAGGATTGCAAATAAAACGAAACTTGCAGCAAGCTTCATTTGAAGAAGAACTAGAGTTAAATAATGAATGATTAAAGTAGCGAATTCGCTGCTTTTTTATTTTGTTTGGAGGTGCTGTTTATGCCAAAGAAAAGATATAAACAAAAAAAGATGAAGCTATATCATATTAATAACGGTTGGATTGGTGCTAGTGAGATATGTGTCATTGCAGAGAATGAATGGAGAGCAAGAAAAATAGCAGAAAAGCACTTTAAAGAGGAAGCGAAATCGGACTATTGCGATTATGGAGATACATACTGGAATAGACTTAATGTTTACTTAGAATCTGAAGATACAACGCAAGAGTCTATTGCGGTAATACCATGCTAAATAATTTAAGGGTTTACCGTGAGGTGGTGTAAATGGAAGAAGAAAATATAAACGTTCCTACATGCTCTGTTTGTAATGAGCCGTGCATGTGGACATTAAAAATGCCATTAACTATTACTCATTTCGATAAAACATATATCCGCGAAGCGAATACGGATAATTCTCATATATGCATTGAGTGTTTAGAGAAAGAAGTGCAAGCAATTGGATAAGGGGGCAGGTGTTATGTAATTATGGCCAGACAACGAAGTCCAGACCGTAACAAAGCATATGAAATATTTAAAGAACATAACGGTGATATTACGAATCGTAAAATTTCCGAATTGTTGTCTACATCCGGAAAAACTGTAAGTGAAAAAACGGTTGGAGGATGGAAATCCAAAGATGGATGGATAGACAAATTAAATGGAGTACTCCATAAAAATGAACGGAGTACTCCAAAGAAAGATACGGAGTACTCCAAAAAGAAACCAGGAGCACCCAAAGGTAATAAGAATGCTGTAAACAATCGTGGTGGAGCCAAAAAGGGTAATAAAAATGCTGTTGGTAATCCCGGAGGATCTGCTCCATTGCGAAATGGTAATGCTGCTACTCATGGTTTATATAGAAAGTACTTACCACAAGAATTATATGATTTAAAAGAAGAACTTGAGGAAGCCATTAACAATGACCCGTTATCGATTTTATGGGAAAGTATAATGCTGCAGCACGCTCAAATCATTCATGCTCAACGTATTATGTTCGTTAATAATAAAGAGGACATGACAAAGGAACTGCGAAAGAAAAAGCTTAGTGAAAGCGGATTTGAAGAAGAGTGGGAAATTCAATTTGCTTGGGATAAACAGGCAAGTTTCTTAAATGCTCAATCTAAGGCGCTTTCTACTTTGTCTGCTCTTATTAAAGATTTTGATAGGTTAGCTAATATAGATGATGAGCGGCGCGCTAAACTTGAATTTATACAGGTTCAAATCGATAAGATTAAATCTACTACTAATAATGATGATAATAATATTGAGCCGGTTGTCATTGTTGATAATATCAGTGGTGATTTAAATGTCTAAAAAACAAATCGATGAAATACTTCCACCGGCATTTCATCAAGTTTGGTTAGCCCGTAAATGCGAATCAATATTAAAAATTGTTTGTAAGGGCGGTCGTGGTTCGGGTAAATCTACTGATATATCCATTTGTATCGTTATGGACCTTATACAGTTCCCTATTACGGTTCTTTGTATACGAAAAGTAAAGGATACAATAAGAGAATCCTGCTATGAGCAAATAAAAGAAGCAATAGAGATCTTAGGTGTAGAGCATTTATTTCGTTTTAAAGAAAGCCCGATGGAAATCATTTATAAACCGCGCGGAAACAAAATTATATTCCGTGGTGCTGATGATCCTGCAAAAATCAAATCTATTAAAATAGCAAAGTATCCAGTTGCTATTGCATGGTTTGAAGAATTGGCCGAATTTAAATTAGAAGAAGATGTTTCTACTATTGAGAAATCTATTTTGCGTAAAGAATTACCGAATGGATTACGATATAAAATGTATTATTCTTATAACCCACCGAAGAGAAAGCAGTCATGGGTTAATAAGAAGTTTGAAACGCAATTCAAACCGAAAAATACATTTGTACATCATAGTACATATCATGATAATCCTCATATTTCTAAACAATTCGTGGAAGAAGCAGAAGAAACAAAAAGGCTGAAACCACAGCAATATGAACATGAATATGAAGGGAAACCGACAGGCAGCGGTGTTGTTCCATTTAGTAACCTCACATTCAGACGTATTACAGATGAAGAAATTAAAACATTTGATAATATACGTCAAGGGATTGATTGGGGTTATGGGAATGATGCGCTGTCTTTTGGTCGTATGCATTATGATAAAACACGAAGAAAGCTTTATATATTCGGTGAAATACATGGCGTTAAAATTAGTAACCGTTCGTTAGCTGAAAAGATTAAGCAGCTTGGCTGGGATGATGTAGAAATAATTGCGGATTCATCGGAACCAAAATCAATTGATGAAATGAAAAACGATCATGGTATTAAGAGAATCAAGGGAGCAGTTAAAGGTCCTGGTTCTGTTGAATACGGGGAAAAATGGTTAGATGATTTAGAAGAAATTATAATCGACCCCGAACGTTGTCCGAAAACTGCAGGTGAATTTGAAAATATTGATTATGAAGTTGATAAAGACGGTAATCCGAAAAATAGATTACAAGATAAAGATAATCATAGTATCGATATGACCCGTTACGCATGTGAGGACGATATGAGTAAACGTAAAGTAGTTATGGGTGGAAAGGTTAAAAGAGTGTAGTCGGACATTAATTGTTCGGCTATTTCTTTTGCTCTTTATTAATAGAAGAAAGGAGGACATACAAACGTTATGAGCGACAAGAAAACCATAAAGAATGTAAAAGTATTCGGAATTAACAAAGCTGCAGACGATCCGAAAAATAAGGAAGACCACAGCAAACAAATGACTGTTGATCCATTCGCGCAAATATATGGTGATAAGGGATTAGTTAAACCACCTTATGATATGGCGGCATTACTGGAAATAAAGGAAAGTAATCCTATTCATTCTGCTTGTATTAGTGCAAAAGTAGATGATATTGCAGGCGTCGGTTTCGACTTTGCTCCTTTTGAAGAAGTGAAAGAAGCAGCAAACCAGGAGCAATATAAAAAGTTAAAGGAATTCATGCGGAATTGTAATCCAGAAATGACGAGTTCCGAAATTATAAGGGCTGTATGGGACGATTACGAAACAGTTGGCTGGGGCATTATTGAAGTTGTTCGTAATAACAAAGGTGAACCATCGGAACTATATCACATTCCAGCTCAAACGGTTCGTGCTCATAAAGATAAAGTACGCTTTGCACAAATTGTAAATAACAAAGAACGATGGTTTAAAAAGTTCGGTTATCCAGATAATTATAGTCTTGTGGATGGTCGTCCTTTAGGTGAGAAGGATATTGCAGAAAACGGAACAGAAAAAGCCGGAGAAGTAATTGTTATTCGTAAATTCGGTTCTCGTTCTTCTTATTATGGAATACCTAATTACGTTAGTTCTATCGGTTCAATAGTAGGCTCTCAAGCAGTGAGAGATTATAATATTAACTTTTTTACAGGAAAGACAATTCCGGATGCTCTGCTATTCCTTGAGGGAGTCGATGAAATAGATCAAGGAACGGAAGATGAATTAAAAGCGTTCTTCTCTGCAGAAACAAAGGGAGAGCATCATAAGCTAGCCGTTGTTCCTGTACCGCCAGGAGCAAAAGCTAGATTAGAAAAAGTTAGCCCGGATGTAAAAGAAGGTAGTTTCCGTTTATATAAGCAGGATAGCGCAATGGAAATATGCGTAGCGCACCGTGTACCGCCTTATCGTATCGGTTGGGCTATGACAGGTTCATTAGGGCAAACAACTGCTAAAGAAATGAACGAGATGTACAAACGTTCTATTATTGAGCCTGGCCAAGAAATCTTAGAACATCGATTGAATAATCAATTGTTCCGTGTATTTGCTGAAATACTAGGCGGTTTAGATTGGTATTTCAAATTAAACGAAATTGATACGGATGATCGTGAAGCTGATATGCAATATGCAGCTGATGGTTATGAAAAACGTATATTAACACGTAATGAATCCCGTAAAGTAGTAGGCTATGAACCAGTAGCAGATGGGGATACATTCTTTGAAGGTGGAACGGCTGCTTCTCAATTCGAACCTATTGCAAAATCTGCAGACAATGAGCAAGAGAACATAATTGCTATTAATACATTTAGGGAAAAGCATGAAGAGGTAGAGAAGGTTATGCAAAAGAAGGTAGCTGATTTTTTTCCGGACAGGGAAATAGGCTCCTAAACCTGCTTCCCGTAATTCCTATAAAGAAAGCAGATGAAGAGATTGATCTTGTAATTGCAGAAGCAGAAGTTGATGAATTTCTTGATAGTGTCGATTGGGATGAAGAACGACAAATGTTTGTTGATGAAGTTACAGACACGCTGCAGGATGATGTAACAGAATTTGTACAAAGTGCCATTGCATCAAACGGTTTAACTTGGATGGTATTAGATCCAATTGGTGACGTTGCTGCAAAATGGGTAGCTGCTTATGCTTTTGAATTAGCAAAAGGAATCCATGAAACTACTAAAGATAGATTAAGAGAAACAATGTTAAAGAATCTTAGTGAGGGAATGGGTGTCGATGCGTTAAGTGTTTCTATTGCAGATGTAATGTCAGAAGCAAGTAACTACAGGGCAATGATGATTGCACGTACAGAAACAACATATGCAATGAATTACGGCAATTTAATCGCTTATAAGGGTGCAAATAGAAATAAGAAAACATGGCTTACAGGAAATGATGAGCGTGTTTGTAAAGAATGTGGCGGTTTACATGGGGAAACGGTAGATATTGATGATCTATTTAGTAATGGAAAGATGTGTCCACCAGCGCATCCTCATTGCCGCTGCACTATGATTTCAGAAGAGTAATAAAATACACCTATTTGATTGGGGTTTCATCGTCAAAACGTATACGGCTTTAAATTGGCTGCTATGCGTTTTGACAGTGGAACCCCAATATTTATAGGGAAGGAGGTAAAACGATGGGTTACGAACTAAAAAACGCCAATATTAGTTACATTTCATTGGTTACAAAGGGCGCTAACGGTCGTCAATTTGCCATTATGAAAAGCGAATCTGCTAAACAACCAAATATATCAAAGCAAGTTCCAATCCTTAAAACAGAGGAAGAGAAGCAGCTTGTTACAGGCGTTGTATATGAACCAGATGTAGAAGATTCACATGGAGATACAATGACCGCAGAGGAAATTGAAAAAGCTGCATATACCTTTATGGAAAATTACCAACACATCGATAAACAACACGATGAAATTGCTGGTAAAGGGACAGTTGTTGAAAACTGGATTGCTAAAAGTGATATGACAGTAGGCGAACAAGAAGTAAAGGCTGGAACATGGCTTATGACTGTTCGTGTTGATGATACAGACACCTGGGAAGAAATTAAAAAAGGTGAAGTTACTGGCTTTTCAATGGGAGGATTTGGCGAACGTGTAGAAATTGCGAAAGCAGATGATCTTACTCATGAAGAGAAAGGTATTATTCGTAAAATGGTTGGTTTCTTCAAAGGTGAGAAACACGAAATTAAAAAAGGTGAAGTAAAAGATCGGTTCGTAGATGAAAGACAGAATCGTGATTTACGTGCCGTTTTTAATTTATTCGAAGATGTGTTCTATTGGGAGATTTGGGAAAACAATCCCGATATTGACCGAATGACAACTGCTCTTGATGATATGAAGGAAATTCTTTCTTCTATTAAAGGTGGTTATACTATTGCAAAATCAGAAGATAGTGTACAAGCAGAGAGCATTGTATTAGAAAATATTAAAAAAGCTGGAAAAGTATTATCCCAAAAGAATCATGCGAAATTAGATGAAGCATTAGCTTTAATTAGTGAAATAAAAGAAGCTGCTGCACCACAGGAGGAAGAGGAAATGAAAGCAGAAGATATTGCAGAGATTGTTAAACAAGCAGTAGAGCCACTAGCTACTAAGCTAGAAAAGATTGAAAAACAAGTGAATGTTGAAGAAGTAGAACCGAAACCAGAAGAGCAAACTGCCGAAGAAAAAATTGCGGATATTATCCAAAAAGCAATTGATCCAATTGCAAAACGAGTTGAAAATATCGAAAATGCTGCTTCTATTCGTAAAAGTTTAGATCCAGATGAAGAATATACACCAGGGCAACAACCAATTAAAAAATCTGTATGGGCAGGAATTAACCTGTAATATAAGGGGGAAATATTAACATGGGAACAACGTACAACAATAAAGATTTATTACAACGTTTATCTAGAATTGAAAAGACAATTACTACAGGATCAGTTTCTTCTGGTTTATTAAACCCGGAGCAAAGTAAAGAATTCTTTAGAATGGCATTTGATGCAACACCATTCTCTCAATTACATCGAAAAGAAATGCGTAAAGCAAAACAAGGTGTGCTTGATAAAGTTGTTATTGGCGGCCGTATTTTACGTAAGAAAACAGAGAATAAAGATGATGAGTACCGCGCAGGTGTTACAACATCAACTATTCCATACAATACAAAAGCACTACGTTTACCTTGGGAAATTACAGAAGAAACTCTTCGCGAAAATATTGAAGGTGAAGGATTTGAAGATACTGTAATGACTCTTATGTCATCCCAAACTGGTGTTGATTTAGAGGATTTACACTGGAATGGTGATATTGAATCATCGGATCCATTCTTATCAATTAACGATGGTTGGTTAAAGAAAATCTTAAAATCAAAAGAATCGCATATTATTGACCACGCTAAACTAGTAACTGGTACAGGGGAAGCAGCAACAGCAAATGGATTTGGTAAAGGTTCAATCTTTGCGTTATCTGGTGCTATGCCAAACAAATATAAGAATAGTAATCTACGTTGGATTATGTCTCCAAATCGCAGAGAAAAATGGATTGAATATTTAACAAACCGCCCTACAGGTGCTGGTGACGCTGCATTACTTGGAGCAGGGGATCAAGTTAATAAACCGATGGGATACGGAATTGTTACAGTTCCTTCTTTAACGGATGATGTAATTATTCTTGCAGATCCACGTAACTTTATTGCTGTTAACACATATGAAACACGTATTCGTAAAACAACAGAAGGTAAAGCTGCAGTAATGGAAGATAAACGATTCTATGTAATTCACTTTGATGATGATGCTGTAATTCAAGAATTGGATGCAGTTGCTATCCTTACAAATATTCCAGATACGTTCGGTGCTTAATAGCCGGGCGTATTTTTATGGATTGAGGTGTAACTTATGAAAGTAATTAACCTTCTTTTAGGTGGTACTTATACTGCTTACGGGCAAACATTTAAGAATGGCCAAGAGGAAACAGTGGCAAATGATAAAGCTGATTATCTTGTAAGTACTGGTCATTTCGAACTTGTAAGAGAAATCGATAAGAAAGAGAAGGATAAATAATGGATATTACCGTGCAGGACATTAAAGACCGCGTAAACGTACAGAAAATGCCCGATACGGTTATTCAAGAATTAATAGATTACTATGCTGTTATTACAAGGAAGTATATAAGAGTCAAGCCAACTAATCCGATGAAAGAAACCATCCGGACAAGTAAACTGGCTTGGCTTTCTTTTCCTGCCGAATCTATAGCAAAAGTAACTCATGTTAGTTCTAAACAAGATATGACCGATTCTATTACTGTAAACGGGCGTATTGTTTATGGTTTATTCGAGAATCAATTATATGAATTCGAATATAAGATACAAGATTATGATGATCTGCAGGTACTTATGAGGAAATGTATTATTGATTTGGTTATTTCAGCAGTTGTTCGTGCTAACTTACAGCGAAAAGGAATGAAGACCTCGGAAAGTATTGGGGATTATTCGTACCAGATTAGCCCAGAAACGTTAGATGAACCTGCTACAAATAATAAGATACTCAATGGTTTAAAATCGTTTAGAGCAAGAATTAAGCCGGTGATGGCTACATGAATATGTACTTTGATGAAGGTAGTATGGATGACTTATATATTCATGAAGTAGTTGTAAAACGAAAAGAGAGAAAGAAACAATCCTCTGGTAATTATGCAGAAATAGAAGAAGACATTTACGAGAATATGATTTGCCGTGTAACTACTAATTCTGCTGCTGATAATGAGAGGTTTAAGCGTGATAAACAAAATTTCGATACAACTTTTAAGATTTATGCACCTGCTTCTTACAAAATTAAACCTAATGATCGTATTCATTTCAAAAATGAAGAATTAGGCGTTGATTATACGTTTGAAGTAAAAGGAGAACCGCGTAATCCTGCATTTATGAATCATCACATTGAGATTTATTGTGAAAAGGTGTGATTCTACATGTCTAGTTCAGTAGAAGTTGAGTTTTCAAGCAATATGGAGCAAGTAAAAACACAAATAAATAATATGTGTGTTGAAAAAGTAACTGGTGCTACAATCCATTTGCAAAATCAAGTTAAGAAAACTCTTACAGGTAGTCGTAGTGGTAAACAATACAAGATACCTCATACTAGTCGCAAGTATACTGCTTCTAAGCCAGGTGAAGCGCCTGCTGTTCGTACCGGTGATTTGTTGAATTCTATTAAGTACAACATTAAAAGGTCACAATCAGAAGTATTGGGCGCAGTAGGAAGTGACTTGCAAAAGGCAATATGGCTTGAAACTGGTACAAGTAATATGGAAGCCCGTCCATTCCTATTAAAAACGTTCGAGAGAGAACGCAGAGAACTGAAAAGGCAGATGGGAGGGTAATTTATGTCTACTGCTATTGCAGCTATTAGAACGCTTGTAGAGAGCGATGAAATAATAAAGGCTAATCTATCGGAATATGGTGAAGACGAGGACAAAGGCCCTGCTCTTACATTTCAAACTGCACAAGATGATATGGAAATGCCTTATGTAGTTATGAGAATTGAAGCAGATAATCCGGATGATGTTGAAATTATAGATCGTATGATACTGAATTTTGATGTCTATTGTGATAACGGGGATTATGATAAGGCAAAGTTAATTGCTACACGTATTGAGAAATTACTAGATAGAGAAGTTGGTTTAAAAGATGATGGGATACTTTCTATATTTCGTGCTGGTAAGCTGCCGGTACCGGATGAAGATCCATCTATCATTCATATAAATGTAAAATTTCTTGTCCGAACCATACGAACGGACTTGTATTAGGGGGTAGAACAAATGAGCTGGAAATTAATTAATGGTGTTCGGGAAGGAACTACTGATAATTTCGTAATTGGCCCTGGTGTTATGTACAAAGGCTTTAAAAGTGTAAAAGAACTCGGGGAAATGGTTGGAGCAACTACCGGTGGTACGAAAGTGGGATTTGATCGTGAGTACTATGATGCAGATATTGATGGTGTGCTAGGTAAAATGGTGCGCGGTAAATGGTTATTAAAAGATGAACCGCATATCGAACTTACATTAGTAGAGTTTACAAAAGAAAACCTGCAGTTAGCTTTACCTGGAATGACAGTAGATTCTACAACAGAAACTGATTACGATATTATGACGCCTTCAAATGAAATTCCTGACTCAAGTTATCACGATATTGCTTTGATTGGGATGGTTTCGGGAAGCACATTGCCGGTTATTTTCGTTGTGCGAAATGCATTAGTAGTTTCATCTATTGAAGTTGATTTGAAAGATGGAAAGGGAACGGTTGGTTTGAAATGTAAATTCATCGGCCATTACAGTGAATCTGCACCAAATACACCGCCTTATGAAATCTATTTACCGAAGAAAAAGAAAGTAGCAGGAGCACCTGCTAAAGCGCCGGCTACCGCATAAATGGTAGTCGGTTTTCTATTACATAAAACTAGCTAGACGCTAAAAGGAGAGAACGAAATGGTTTCAATTTTAGAAAAGATGATGAACAACGGTACAGACATTACAATCATGGGCGAAACAGTAGCAATGAGACGATTAAATGTAACGGACGTTTGGCGATTCGCTAAGATTATTTCGAAGGTTGGACGCAGCGCAATGGCTAACTTTGCTGATTTTGGTAAGGATAAGCAAGAAATGGATGAACTAACTAAATTAGCTGAATCCCTTCCGGAAGAAGAAAAACAAGCGCAATTATCTGCACTTAAAGAGAAGCAGCAACAAAAAGGATTAGAATTTGCTTTTCGTGTTTTAACAATGATTCCTGCTTGTGAGGATGATTTTACAGAGTTCTTTGCTAGTTTATTAAAAGTAAAAGCAGAAGAGTTTCGCCAGTTCCCTCCGGAAGCAATGGTTGCTGTTATACAGGGATTACTAGAAAGTGAGGACTTAATGACTTTTTTCAACCAGGTCAAGGGACTAGTGAAAGTTCAGAGCGAGAAATGGAGCAAACCGGCAACGGCTCCGATTCAAGCGTAAACGAGGATGAATATTTAGAGGAAGCAGAACAAAATATGTTACGTGCTTTCGATAAGATCCAAAAACGGTATGGGTGGACAGATGAATATGTCTTATCTATACCTTATTCGCGTTTAATGGACTTATTTTCTTTCATTGCACAAGAAGAGCAGCAAGAAGAATTAAATGAGTGGAAGAAGATGGCGTTCATCGGATTTCAAACCCGTCAACTAGAAGAAGGAACCACTTTTAACGATTACCTTCAAGCTTATGGACTTGCTGGTTCTCAAGAAGATAAAGATTCCTCTTATAAGATGGGTGAAGTATGGACGAAAGAAGAATGTGAAGCGCATGTTGAGCAAATCATGGCTCAATTCCAAGACGACGATGAGTAATAAATGGGTAATAAACCCCAGCGAAGGGGGTGCGTAAATGCTCGCTGAAATGTTCCAGTTGTTCGGAACAATTGGTATTAAAGCAGAAGGTGCTTATAAAGATTTACAACAATTTGAAGACCGCGTACAACAAACCGCAAACGGAATGCATGATAAATTCCAAAGAGCAGGAGAGTCAATTAGCCATGTAGGTAGCAAGATGCAGGAAACTGGCGCGAATATGACAGCCGGTGTAACTCTTCCTCTAGCTGGTATTGGTGCTGCAGCTGTTAAAGTAGCATCTGATTTCGATGCTTCTCAAAGAAACATCCAATCTTCTTTAGGTCTTACTGAAAAAGGTGCCGAAAACTTAGGTAAAATCGCAAAGGAAACTTGGAAGGATGGATTTGGCCAAAGTATTGAAGAAGTAGATCAGTCGCTCGTAAAAGTGTATCAGAACATGAAAGAAGTTCCTTACGATGAATTAGAGGAAGCAACCAAAAGCGCTATGACACTAGGGAAAACTTTCGATTCTGATATCAATGAAGTTACTCGTGGTGCAGGGCAGTTAATGAATCAATTCGGTATTTCCTCCAAAGAAGCATTTGATTTATTTGCTGCAGGTGGACAAGAAGGATTGAACTATTCGAATGAAATGTTTGATAACGTAGCTGAATACTCACCGTTATTCAAACAAGCTGGCTTCTCTGCTAATGAGATGTTTACCATTATGGCAAACGGAACCCGTGACGGTTCTTATAATCTAGATTATATAAATGACCTTGTAAAAGAGTTCGGTATACGAATGACAGAGCCGAAAATGTTAGATAACATCAAGGAACTATCTCCTGAAACTCAAAAGTTGTACGAGAATTTTAAGCAAGGAAAAGCAACGTCTTCAGATATGTTCAAAGCGATTATAGGAGATTTACAGCAAGTACAAGATAAGTCCAAACAGACTGAACTTGGAAAAGCTATTTTCGGGACAAAATTTGAAGACATGGGAAATGAAGTGGTCCTTGGACTTACCAATGTTAACGGTGCTCTTGGCGATGTTGATGGATCAATGAAAAATATGCAAAAGACACAGCAAGAAGCATTTGGTGTTCGCTGGCAAAAACTTACTCGTACTACAATGGCATCATTAGAACCGCTAGGCCAAGCAATTATTGATATTGCAGAAGTTGCTCTTCCTCCTATTATCAAAGCTGTAGAGTTAGCTGCAAAGGCGTTTAGTTCTATTCCAAAACCAATCCAAATTGGTATCGTAGCAATTTTAGGTATGGTTGCTGTATTAGGTCCACTAATTGCCATGATGGGATTCATGACAAGTGGAGTTGGTGCATTTGTCGGTTCGTTCAGATTCCTAGTACCGGTATTATCTAAGGTTCCTTTATTATTTACAGGTATATTAAAACTAGGACCTAAACTTATTGGGATGTTTGGTGCAATAGGTAAAGCGCTCGCTATACTTGGAAGATCTGCAATGACATTACTGATGAATCCCTGGACGATTGCCATACTTGCAGTTGTTGGATTAGTGTATTTGATTTACAAAAATTGGGATTCAGTTGTTAAATATACAAAACAAGCCGTGAAATGGATAGGTGACGCTTGTTCTAAGGGGTGGGATGCTACTGTAAAAGGTGCAAAATCCGCTTGGAATGGGTTATCCAAGTTCTTTTCTGGATTTTGGGAAGGAACGAAAAAAGTCTTCCATGCTTCCGTATCATTTATAGGAAAAATACTCGAAGCAGCTTGGCGCGGTATAGCTGCAGTTATAAAGTTTTACATTAATTTCTGGAAAAAAGCATTCGAACTTGGTTGGACTGCTATAAAATTCATTTTTACTGCCGCTTTAAATATTTTAAAAAGCGTTGTTAAATTCGCCTTAGAATTTATAAAAAACGTAATTTCTTTTTATATAAAAATATGGCAAACGATTTTTAGAGTTGGGTGGAATATCATTAAAACGATATTTACAACTGTCCTTAACTTTTTGAAATCGTTTATTCGTGCTGCTTTCGAATTTATAAAAAATGTGATTTCAACAGCGATGAATGTTATTAAAACTATAATTTCCGCAGCCCTGAATTTTATAAAAACGGTATTTGTCACGGTTTTAAATTTCATTAAAAATACTGTTCAATCCGCATTCAATTTTATTAAAAATATAATTATTAATGTAATGAACTTTTTGAAAAATTTCATTCAAGCGGCATGGAACTTTATTAAGGATACGATCATTGGAGCCGTTCGAGCCTTTGTTAATTTCGTAGTTGATAATTTTAATAGACTTAAAAATACTATTTTTAGTGTTGTTGGCGCTATTAAAGATTTCATAGTAAGTAGCTTTTCTGCAATTAAGAAAGCTATTACGGGAGCTTTTACAGGTATTGTAGATATCGTAAAAGATGTATTTGGCAAAGTGGGATCCATTGTAAAAAATGTAGCAAAAGATGCAGTTAGCTGGGGAAAAGATATCATTGCCGGTATTGGTGAAGGTATGGCTGCGATGGGTGGTTGGGTAGCTGATAAAGCAAAAGGCGTAGTCAGTGGAATTCCAAAAGCAGTTAAAAAGTTCTTTGGTATCCGGTCTCCTTCACGTCTAATGATGGAATTCGGTGGATTTATTACAGAAGGTCTAGGTGTAGGGATGGAAAAAATGATTCCTGCAGTAGATAGAGCTTCTGAACTATTAAATAAAGCCGTTATTCCACCTAAACCAATGAAACTAGTAACCGATGTATCTACTCAAATTGGACAAATGGGAGCGCGCTCTGCTGATTTAATCGGTAAGAATGCACATCCATATGCTGGACAAACCCACGTTGAAAAGAAAACGGATAAAGGCGTAACAATTCAAAATGCTACATTTAGAGTCGCTGTTGAAAAACTACAATCTGCAGACGACTTTGTAAAAATGAGAAAGCTGCTACAAAACGTAGTTGCTGATGATCTAATGGGAATGGCGGTGCGAAATGTATGAGTATATTAAAAACATTGCATAGAAGAGGTGGTTCATACCATCTCTTAGGGGATGTAGCAGAGGTAAAAAACACAATACGATATACGATTAATTTCTCATGGCCAGGGACATATAACTTTTCATTTATGTCCCAAGTCCCTATTGGTTCTGATGGTATGTTACCAAATAAATATTTTATTGTTCGAGTAAATGGTATTGAAAAATTTAAAGCAAGAGGTGCTTATGCTTGGGAATCTAGAGAGATATTTGTAGGTGCAGGACCACAAACAATTGAATTCACAACAAGCGGTTATGGTGGTGCAGATGTAGCTTATATACGTGATGTTCATTATTACGCTTTTGGATTCGTCCCAAACATCGCAATGATTGAGCAAACAAAATTACCGAAATCACTAGATGGCTTAAAAACCTATAATGTCATGCATGGATACCCACGTTTCCAAAGTGCTGGTAACAAAGGATGCGAAGTAGAATTTACTTTACTATTCAACGATATCAGTTATTGGCGTGATTTCATGAGGGAAATATATCGCCCTCATATTATTACTGGTGATTACGGTACATATGGGGGTATAATTCCACCGAATGAAGTAGATGCACTACGAAAAGGAACGCTAGTCATAGCAAAATGTAAATTAATATCTATGTCGCAAGCAGGAATAGGAGTTGATGGAATGTGAGAGAAGGGTCTATTTCTTTAATTAGAATGTTAGGGAGCTATTTCCAAGTGGGTAATAATTCCCCTAATTTAATTGTTTATATGAAGAGAAGAGACTCTTCTTCTTACGTACAAATACAACACCGTGTAATAGGCTTAGAAGTGCAGGAGAACGCAGATCAGTTCGCTAGTACATTTACTATTAGCTTTGCAAATGAATATGGGGAAATGGCTCCGGATAACTGGTATGGTAAGTTTTCTTCTATTCAAGAATGGTTTTATAACAGTGAGGTAACAAATACAAACCAGTTATATCCACAGACTGAATTTAAAGTGTCTATTGGTTACGGTAACGAAGCTTTACCATATATACATGGTTTTGTATCGGATGTGAAGGTAAATGCCGAAAGTGGCACTATTTCAGTAACCTGTACAACGTCTTATAAAAAGGTTCTTCATAAGTCGGTGATTCCAACACCTGGATCAGATGAAATTGTTGCACCAACCGGTAATGTTTATGATGTAGTGAAATTCTTCTTTGAAAAAGCAGGAGTTCAATTGCACGGCCGCAGAGTAAACATTCCTGGTACCAATCAAAGTTGGATTGTTGAAGGAGCAACCGGGAAGAGGTTTCAAAAGTGGGATGAAATTGTTCGCGACATTATAGATACAACATTCCATTACATTAAACACGAACCAGATGGCAGTTGTACGTTTATGAAAATGCCAGATTATGCAATTAACGAACCTGCAAAGTTTAGCTTTAGAGAAGGCGAGAACCTTATTTCATTAGATATGCAGCTAACGGACCAGGATATAAGTAATAGCATTGTTGTTAAATGCGGAGATTACGCAAATGGATTTCTTAATTCGTTTCTATTAAAAAATGTATCACAGGGTGATTTACGAGAGGAAATGATAGAAGTTCCCTGGGCCACAACATTCTTTGCAAGAAGAGCAGTTGCTGCAGCTTATCATTTAAAAGCAATTCAGAAGTTCAGAACATTAACAGTTGCAGTCGTTGGGGATCCACGGATTCAATTATTTGATGTAGTTTCTGTTTTCAATAGAGATTCTGGCCAACAGTGGAATTACTTCGTTAAAGGTATTAATACAATGATATCTGCAGATGACGGATTCTATCAAACTTTAGATTTAACAGTTAACTACGGGTATGAACCTGCTCCATATACAGATATAACCGGTATTACAGTAAACATTGATACGCTACGATTAAAACTTTGGGATTGGGATTTAGAGGATGGCGACTTATTAAATATTTATTGTAATGATAAGTTAGTTGAAGAAAATTATTTCATCCGGAACAATCCAACATACGTTGATATTCCACTAGAATATGGCGTGAATATTATCGTATTTGAAGCAGTTCGGAACCCTAAAGGGATTCTTACAGGACGTTTACAAGTACTAGATACGCAGAATAATATCTTATTTGATTATGGTTCTTTACCAGATTTATCATTTCCTCGGGTAAATCAAGATGCAAATCACTATTATATCCAACGGCCAGCTAAAACGTGGTCTGTTACGAGGGTGAACTAGGGGTGATTCTATGATAATGCAAAAAAACTTATATGATCCTATTATGTATTTGATGAAAGGATTAATTGATAGGCAAATATATACCGGTGGTAAACCAATGCCTGGGAATGACCCAAATGACGTATTTAAAGAAGGCATGACCGAAGGATATACGCTTATTCGTGACGGTGCTCGTCTATCTGCAGTCGATGGTGATAAATATCTGCATTATGATTTAGCTTTTAATGCGCACGGTATGCTAGAAAAGGTTCTTGTCTCCCATAAAGTAACCGGAAAAGAGATGGAGATACAATTAATATATAATGCACAAAAACAATTGGAACGTGTGCAGCCGCGACTTCTTAATAAAGGTAACGGCATACTATCTGATTTACCAATTCCCGATGTGTCGTAATGATGCACGGGAATTTTTTAATACACGAAAAAGGGTGATTGCTCTTGTTTGAAACAACTTATTTAGCCGGTGGGAGATTAGATCCACCTTTTCATCCAACTAAAACAGAACCATTCATGTCTGGTTATATTATGGATTCTACGTCATTTAAAACGGATGAAATGAAATATACATTGCCTGCAGATATGGAGATTTACGCAATTAGTGTTAGTTCCTCCATTTATGAATTAGATGATAAATGGGATTTAATCGTAAATGGACAGATCATTTGCCAGGATATGTATATGAAACGTCTTCCAGAAGGTATGCACTTTATGGTTTATAAAGCTGTAAAGGCAGGAGATACAATCGTATTTCGATTCTATAACCAAGGGATTCTCGATAAAACGGTATGGGGTACATTGCACTTTTTAAGATAAGGGGGCGTAATAATGAGTTTCGCTGTTAATTACATGGCTGGTGGAAGATTTGACGCGCCTTACTTCCCTACAAAAACGGAGCCATTTATAAAAGGTCGCAGAGTTGGCATTCATGATGAACTTCATGTAGATAAGTTTTCATTACCATTCGAAACAGAAATGATCGCTTTTTCTGTTGCTGCTTCACATTACAGTGATAGTGACTATTGGTATTTATATATAAATGGTCAACAAATATTTGAAGAGGTTTTTATAAAAGATGTGCCGGAGGGATTTAATTTTTCCGTTGTAAAGCCTATACCAGCTAATGCAGAGCTGAAATTTGAATACCACAATGCATCCGCAGAGAAAAAAACTATATGGATGAATTACCAACTATTAAGAGATTAGGAGTGTGAAATAAATGGCATACGTTGAGAAAATGTATACTGAAGGCGAATTCCAAGACGAAATTGTTAAATTGGTAATCGCTAACGGATGGAAGAAAGTAAAATCGTTTTTCAGAGCAGTTTATCCAGATATGGATCAGAAATCTGACGATGATACAAAGTTTGAATTCGGCATGAGTAAGCACATGTTAGTAAAGAACAATAGCGGCTCTATTTATGGAATTGCTCAAATTTCAAAATGGTCACTTAAAAAGACAGAGGTTAAATACAACTTCACAAATGAAGAAGGCAAGAAAGCTTTTGCAGAAGACGGTAAGAAGCGCATGGAAAGCGGCAGAGATCGTTCTTGCTTTTATGTGTATATGATTGAAAAAGAGCCAAGTGTTGCTGATGAAGGTGTTCTTGTTTTTCCGTATGAATCTAGTAAATTCGAGAAAACATTACTAGACGTTGAATTAACTAAGGTAACAGTTACTACAAAGACAAATTCGAATGGTATCGGTACTTATAAAGTTTACTCTTACGATGAAGCAGAGACACAAGTCATGATGTCGCCTTGGATTAAAGCAACATTACGAAATACAAATATACAAGGTATCGATGCTCAAACAAATTGGTGGCCGGATTCATTAGTACGGATTAATGGGCAAGTTGATGAAAGTCGCGTTGTTTTATTAATACAAGCAGATAATACACCCGCTTTTGAAAACAATGTAGTTCCAGTTGTACCTCTGTATATGGGCCAATTAGAAAGTTATGCAAATGATGATACATTAGGCGATGCATTATGGGCAGGAACGGCATTCGATACAGGAAATGAAGCTGCGTCACATAAATTCGATTTTAACGACACGAAACCATATAGAAATGTAGAAAATTATATGCCTGTCATGAAGTCTTATCCACGATCTCCTGGTAACGGTATTGATAACGTAATTATTAAACGTTCACGATTAGGAGCAAGGTACCAGGCTCATTATATTGCCTGGAATGTAGCACCTAATGCAATGCCACCAGATCGTGTAGGGAAAGACGGTGGCCAATACTCACTATCATGGCAATCGCAGGATAATGACGAATACAAATATCAATTTAATCCGTCTGTTTACAGCAATAAAGTACATACTTCTCGCGCTTATATCGTTCATCCAGATGAAGGTGTGCGTGGATATTTACCTTATATGATCCTATTGTCTCCGCTAGGTCTATTAAATGGCGATAGATTAAAAGTTAGAAAGAATACTTGTCCGGATTCACACGACATTTACAAATTCTTTAATGTAGATGCTATTTCACCAATTACAAAAAGACCTGCTACAGCGTATCGTCCTGCTGGATTAGGTATTTTCGAGAAAACAGTATAAAGGAGTGTACATATATGTGGTTTGATAAAGTCGTATATCTACAAACATTACCGCAAGAATTAGAGAAACTATTTGCTGATAACGGTTGGAAACGAACGCTATTTTTCCAAATCAAGAGCGGTATTTCAAAATTTATCGATGTAAGGTTGTTTGAATCGTTAGGAAGTGATGGAGAACGTAGAAGATTCGGTATTGCAAATGCGTATGATACTGCTGATTCTGATTTCACTGATAGCCGGTTTATTTCTGCAGATTCTCCACTTGGTAAATTAGGGATGGGTGATGGAGTGAAGAAAGACTTCTCCATTCCTGTTTTCCCTGTTCTTGGCCCTTCTGTAATTGTATATGTAAATGGGTTTGAGCAAGAAAAGAGTAAATATAAGGTAGATGCAACTACTGGTAAAGTAACATTCACTACTGCTATTGCGAAAGGCGATAAAGTAACGTGCGAATACAGATTAGCTACCAACACATATGAACCGAATAATGATATGCTGCTATTCACTTTCAATCGATATTTCATCGAAAAAGAGATCCTTTCCGGTGATAAATTAGGTGAATTAGGAAAAGGCGATGGAACGAAAAAGAACTTTGCATTCCCATTCCCTAACTTCGATGAAAGCAGAACCGTAGTTTACAAGAATAATATTATTGTTGACCCTAGTGAGTACTCGTTCACTGAAAAAGAAGTTGTATTTAAAACTGCACCTGCAGCAGACACAACAATTAAGATTAGCGGTATTTATTTCTTATTACCAAAAGAAGACGGGACACTGGATGCATTAACCGCAAAAACAAGCTTTGATGTACAAAAGATGGAGAGCATTATGGGGGAAGTATATTCGACAATTAACTTTGTAAATCCATCCCCTTATACATCGATTAGTTTTACACCAGAACAGCGTTTCTCTAAAGAATTGAATCGTGACTCTGTTGTTTATCTGTATGGGAACGCAAACAAGGACCGCTTAATTATGTTTATGCGTGTAGATCCAACACCAAATCCAGTTCGTGCATTATTCGTTCCGTTATATATTGGAAAACTATATACATTCGATGTTGCACCAAGAAAAAACATGGTTATTTTAAGTGGTTGCAGACCTGGCGACCAATTTGCATATGCTCCTAATAAGAAGATTGGTAATGCTCCACTCGATTATGGCTCTGATACATCGAATGGAAACGAAACGGTTCAATTATCACAATCAAGTACAGGTGCAATGTACCAACATCATTATTTAGCTTTCATTACACATGATATGTCGGTGGATAGTGGCCAAGGGCGTTTTAATCCATCTGTTTATAGTGGTAAATACCATTTATCTCAAATTTATATTGTTCATCCGAACGATGGATATGTAGGGAAGCTTGATGATGTATATGCAGTTCATCCGAAAAACATCCAGCAAGCAGATGAATTAGAAATTGAAAAAACAGTTGTAGATGAAGTACTTGGGCAAGGCGACGGCCACCGTAAAGTATTTCATTTAGAACATAAACCGAAGGGTGAAACGTTAAGACTATTCATTTCATGTAAAGAAGTAGAAAAAGCGGATTATGTATACAATGCAGAAGATAAGACCGTTACATTTAACGAAGCACCGGTTATTGGTTCTGAAATCACAGGTGCTTATGAAATGTCCCAATTATATCGTTACACATTACCAACAACGCCGGTTTGTCCTATGACACAAGCGAAAGCAACACCATTTAATCCAATTGGTTTAGCAATCTACAAAGAAGATATTTAAGCATAAGGGGGTAGCAGAAGAATGAGTGAAAAAGTTTATTCTATTGCTTCCCCTTCTATATGTACCAAAGAAAAAAGTCATGTTGTTGTCGTTGGTTCTGGACCAGATCAAAACGAAAAATTTTATTCTTTTTCTATTACACCAACGAATACAGAAAATAAAAATGATGTTGATTATCCAGTTTGTATTGCAACTTATGCGAGATATAAAGCTGTTAAAGAAGATAACGCAGGGGTAACCGCTACAAAAGTAAGAGCAAAAGGGATTTTAACAGATGTTGTAGAGAATGCTTTGCGACAAATAGAGGTAGAAGCTTATATTTCAAATACAACTGATTTTGAATTAAATCGAAATATAAATGTGGCCAACATTGAAATGCAGCATTCACAACGGATTGACAGTGTTTCTGTTCAACTTATTTCAGCTGCAGAATCATCACAACATGGACGAATTTTCGATATAAACCATATCGAAGGGGTAGAGAGCGAAAGACCAAATGAGATGGAAACAATGGTACACGCTTCTGATGCAACGAATCATATAACAAATGAGTATGAAGCTGCACCAATCATCAAGCAGGATTTACTAAAGGAAACATTACGTGAATTTGCTGCAGGTGTGGAAGTATTACCGGAATGGGTAAATGTTGCTCGTATTGTATACGGTGAAGGTTTTTATAATGATCTTATGGCCGACAGAGTTACAAAGGATTATGAAGCTGTATCAATGCATAATGAAGCAAGCGAGATTGTAACCAGAGAATTACAAGCTACAGACGAAGAAGTTACTTTATCTACTGCAGTTCCAAATATGTTCCCTGTATCCATTGCAGAAAATGAAACTGGTGATATGCAGCGAAAAGATATCCTTCTTCATGCTCCGACACAATTCGAAATCGGTACGAAAGAGCGAGAAGTTAAAGGGATTATTGAAGAATTTGATTTATTCGATGGAATGGGTATGCCGGTTTATCTTCCGGATTATAATTTATTTGCTCGTATGCAAAGAGATATTGAAACATCTATTGCTAAACAATATGAGTTGAGTCGCGTAGAAGAAATAGAAAATGTGGACCTGCTTCCTTATGAAGATATTGAAAGGGCGTATTTGATTCGTGACATAGATGTAGAGCAAATTAACATAGATCACTCTATTCGAACAAAAGAACTTGCTGCAGATGTTATTGCAAATGATGAAGTAAATAAGAAAATAAATGTATTTGGTTCTGAAAGAAATGAATCTGCATCATTTACAAGAACAAAAGAACAGTATGCAAGTATAGATACAACACACACTTTTGAACGGATTGTAGAAACACTTGATTCTGTTTATGCCGATCAACCAGAGTTAGCAAATAAAGAAAATGTATTTACTGCAGCCATAGAATCCGGACAGGAAGGTGAAAATGCTTCACGGGTGTTATCCGTTAAAGATATTTCCGTAACTGACGATGCAAATAAGTCACAAAACATATTCGTTATCCAGACAGTTGTTACAGAAGAAGCAGAGAGATTACATGAAGTAAATGCTGGCATTGCTGAAGCAGATTATTCTCACCGCATCGTAAAAGAATTACAAGGCGTATCGCCAGACGTAACTTTTGCAGAAGCGAAAAACGAGTTACAAGCAACCGTGGTTGAAATAGATCATGCTGATAAAGAAGATACTGCAGTACTTACACATGTAGATGAAATTTCTTCATTCGGATTAAAAGAACGCTTAATTATTACCCATGTAGATACTGATGAAGTTTCCAATAAAACAGAAAAAGAATTACAAGCTACCATAGAAGAGTTTGATTTATTTGAGGGCCTTGGTATTCCCGTATATCTTCCAGAATTCGATTTGTTCGGCCGTGTTCAAAAAGAACTAGAAACACGTATTGCCTTACTTAATGATTCATCTAAATCATTAAATGTGATGCAAATGAAACTAGATCAAACAATTGAATCTGAAAAAGCAATGAAAGAACATACAACTGCAGTAATTGAAGAAGTGGCTGCTGACATCGTTCCAGTTACCTTAGATGCTGAACATATAACTCTAGACATTTCTTATAAACAGGCTACCCAACAAGCGCTTATTACAGAGCAAGAGTCCTTTGACTTTATACGTAAATTTGATGGTGGAATTATTTCTGATATAACACCAGCGGATAAAGAAGTTATAACAACAGATACAAATGTAATTGAAACTGTAGATGCAGCAAGGGAATCTGAACGATATGCAATCGTTAGGGAACATGAATTATTAGAGCGACAGGCTAGCGTAGAAGCCGTTACTAATGAATTAGATACGTTTGATAGGAAACATACAGTAGAAATCATTACAGAGGACTATGGGCGCTTTGAACGGACACCAGAACGAGAATCAGTTTTAGAGGATAATGAACTATTCAAGCTTGAGAGAGTACTAGATACAGAAAAACCAGATGAATTAATAGTTATTGAAAAAGAGAATGATGATCCGAAATTATGGCTGCGACATAGTCGCCAATCTTGGTGGACAAATTCAAATTGGAAGAAAACGAGATAAAGGGAAGGTGATGGAATGGCAACACCCCAATTAGGTAATAGTCTACTAAACCCTGAATCCGGTTGGACTCGAAAGTATTGTAGTTTAGCAAATGTAGGTCCAGGTAAGTTTTTTTATGACGTGCCACTATATGGCACTAATACTGAACAGGATGGAAAATGGGATGTAGTGGGCGATGATAGAGATCTTATTAATGAAAGTGCCTGGTTTGTAGGGAGAGATACGGGGCGCTCATTTTCGTTTAAGTTTACTGGAACGGCTTTACGCATAATGCTTAAAAGGTGGGCTGACCACAAATTTAACATTGAAGTTAGTATTGATGGGAATAAATTTGTGGGTTCAGTCCCCGCTACCTCTAAATCTTTCCACGTTTGTTTTGAAAAACTAGATTTAGTGAAAGGCGAGCATATCGTTACTGTTACAGCAAAGGGCCTAGCTTTACCACCAGGGAAGCCAGGAGTTTTTTATACATTTTTAGCTGCTATTGATTACGCAGATTTAGGTGCTAAAGTCGGTGATGTGTTAAAAAAACCAGAACCTGGATGGAAGCGATTTGATGATACTGATAAGTCCTTTAAATATTTAGGTGATTGGTGGTCGTCGGGCATTACTCCCGAATGGTATAACAATACATTCAATTTTGTTCAAGGTGGGTCAGGAGAAATACAATTCAATTTTTTCGGAACAAAACTTAGAATTATTGGTTGTATTCATGAACCTAAGCATCGAAGCAGCGATATTAAGGTAACAATAGACGGTAAAGAAGATATCTATAGTGAACAAGGTCCTCAAATTCAATATCAAACACTGGTTTATGAAAAAACAGATTTAGTGGAAGGAGTTCACACAGTCGTTATTAAATCTGGAACTACGTCACTTTATCCATTAACGTTTGATGCAATCGATATTAACGATACAGGAGAATTGCTACCTTATGATTCCAACAAAAAAACAAAAGTATCATTATACGAAAAAGAAAGTGGAAAAATATTTGTAGATGATTTTGATTCCGTAAATCCCAAATGGCTTATGTCGCCATCAAATGCATTTAACAATGCTGTTAAAAAAGGGTTCCTACGTATGAATCATTCTGCAGATAAAGATGTTATGCTGCTAATCGATAAACCACAAAGTAACTTTGCAATCCAGGTTATTGCGGATTATGCTCCTACAAAAGAAGGAGATGAAGGCGGCTTACTGATCTATCAAAATGAAAAGAATAAAGTCGAGTTCCTTGAATCCTATTCTGCTAATAGTTCACGAAGCAATAAAGAGTGGATGGCAATATGCAAGGAAGATCAATGGGACTTTTACACAAAGACAGATACATTTTTTGATTATACGGATAACGATTCATTAGCAGCAAAACGAATTGGTGTTGTTCTAAAAAGAGGAACTGCAGAGGGATTTGTACCGCTAGACATCAATAAAATTATTATGACAACAAGCAATATGTTACGTCTGCGCCAACTGTATGAAAATTATAAGGTTGTATTAAAAGATACTGCAGATAATATCCTGTCTTCTAACATTGTAGCTGCAGCTCATACAGGCATTGATATTCTACTTCCTTCTTTAGAGTTTGAGGGAATCATAGAAATATATGATGAAGAAAACGAACTACTAGCAAAGAAACAAGCTACCTTCTATGGTGGGGATATGTATTGTATGGGTTCATCCCTACAAATCAAAATGGATAGCGCAGAATTAAACACAACGGATCCAACGAATTTAGGTTACATGGTGAGTAATGATCGCATTGTAAAAATGACAATCGTTAATGATAACATCGGTGCTGCTACAAATATAAAACTATCAATTCAGCAATACATGGAGAAAGTTGGTTACACCTGGGCACTTATTTCATTAGATGGTACTAACTATTTGAATGAAATACAGATTGATTCAGTAGCCGCACAAAGTACGCGTGATTTTTGGGTAAAGGTTGTGAAGGATACAAACTTCATAGCATTTGAACCAATTTATTTTAATATTCATCTAAAACATAATTGAGGTGAATACCATATGGGAACTGTAATGAAATTATTTAGATATACATCCGAAAGTGAGATTACACCATCAATCCTTATTGAGAGGAATGTACAAATTACAATTGAACCAGGAAAAACTCTATATACTCCATTGGATGTAGGTTGTAACAAATACGATATTCGTACGATTCAAGTTACAAATGATTCAAACGTTGAAGCAATGCTATTTATGTACGACCAAAAAGAGAATGGGAATCAAATTTATAAAAGTTTATCAGAAAAAAGAACATATGATATTTTAGCCATTCCTTGCGAGGATAAAGATCATACAAACAAGGTCCATCTTTATATAGAAAATAGGGGCGTAGCAAACTCCACTTTTAATATTTCTATGAAAGCAATACGTTTAAGCTAAGGAGGAACATATAAAATGACAAATAAAATTTGTAAGTTACACAGACTAGAGCGCAGAGAAGTCTTTATGAAGATTATCGATGAAATGAAAAAGGCTGGATGGCAGCAATTAAATGCTGACAAACCAGACAGAGACAATATTTTTGTAATGTATTCTACAGGTAATGACGGAACAAAAAATAATTATATTGAGTTACGTCCTAATGACTCAACCTCTAAAAATCATCAGCTATCGAGCGATAATGATATAAGAGATCCAAAAGGTACTCGTGCAGATGGGAGTTATAGACTGATTAGAGGTTACGATAAAGAGAGTGGATTGGGAACAGGGGAAGAGAGCTGGTACCCGTTAGTATTCCATCATGGGAAAGCAAACTATACTAATGGAACGACCATTTTAAATTTTGAAAAATATATGGTTGATTTATATCTATACGTCGATAAAGATACTGTCATTTATTGTGTATATGCGAATGATGATGAATTCCCATCTCACAAAGGAAAGACAACGATTGGTTTTATAGGTCTTCCAGACGAATACTACCAACCCGAATTATTTTCACCTTATTCATATCCCTTTGGAGTTTTATTAAGTGCTGGAGCAGTTAGAAATGCCTGTGTACATGTAACTGATAGAAGTAAATTTTATGGCTCTCCATCTACTTCTGCTGGAAATTACACCTTCTATTGGGACAAGGTTTTTTTAAAAGTACCATCTAATGAAGGGAAGATAGTTTTTACACCACTGTATTTTGGGGATTCGAATGATGGATTCAGAGGGAAATACGATGGCTTTTACATATACAAAGGAAGTGGTTTTATTTATGGTGATATTGTAGAAGTGATGGAGAATAATGAAGTTCAGAAATACAAGTTATTTTATACGGCTAATCCAAGTATAAGTGGACAATACAATTCATTTGGTGAATATGCTGTAGCTTTACGGATCGAATAAGCAGGAGGTAAGTATATGGCAGTACTTCAAGGTATCATCATATCTCCAACAACGCTATATCATGCTGGATTACGTGAAATAAATACACATCGTCAAGGTACTATAGTCAATCCAATTGATTTTTCACATGTAGGAGTTAGGCAACTTCTCACACATCAAGGGGTTATTTTAAGTCCCAATGATTGGATTCGAACAGGTATTAGACAGATTTCCACACGTCAAGGTGTTATGCACAATTTATCTCAAGGTAAGAGAGGAACTTCTGAAAAAGAAGTAATGAAACCGCCACGAACTGAACCACTGGAATATGCATGGAAGAAAATGAACATATAACTTTATCAAAACCGAGCGTGCTGCAGCAGGCTTTTTTATTTTGGCCAAAATTTGAAAGGAGGTGAGAACTTGGAACGAATTCACGAACTCATCAAGTCATTAAATATAGCCGATGTTATTACAAGTACTCAATTTAAAGTAGGTGGCATTATAGGCGGAGGACTAGGAACAGCAATTAATTTGCTATATGGTAAGGCGAATGTAATTTGGATTGGAATCTACTGCTGGATTATCATGTTGGACTGGATTACTGGTAGTAAAGCTTCAAAAATAGATGGCACATACTCATCACAATATGGAATTGAGGGCATCACGAGAACCGTGGTGCTTTTATCATTGCCGGCTCTTGCACATTTATTTGATATCGCTCTTAAACTACCCGATTACTTTTTCTTCATGGTAGTTGGTGGATTAAGTTATCACATTTTTAATAGTTTTGCTGCAAATTGCGCACGAATTGGTTGGGGAAGATGGATTCCGGCATGGTTATTAGAGAGTGTAGCATCCGAAATCCAGGCGAAAATCCAAAGGTCCGATGCAAGAAAAGAAAAACATACTACCAAATAAAAATATACGCCTTACATAAGGAGAGAGCATTGTCAAAAGACGGTGCTCTTTTTGTTTGGCTAAAAAGGGGAAAATACACAATGAAAAAACCAATTAAACTATTTAGCTCATTATTTATGACTCTATTGCTCTTATTTTCGTTCGCCACGGCTTCTTTTGCCGATAGAGTACTAATTATCCAAGACTTACCGAAACAAGCGTATCGTAACGGTGTGGGCGCATATGAGGGCGTTGTAGCACATAGTACAGCAACACCAGAAGCACCAGCAATTAATATTCAAAAGTATGAGTCTCGTACATGGCGCTCTGCCTTTGTACATTATGCAGTAGATTGGGATGAAACAATTCAAATCGCCGATACAAAATACATCGCTTATGGTGCTGGACCAGCTGCTAACAAACGATTTGTACATGTAGAACTATCTGAAACTAGCAATCCAGCTAAATTTAAATCATCGTATGAACGTTATGTAAGACTATTAGCTAAGATTTTAAAAGATAGAGATATTCATCCGAGTAAAGGATTATGGACACATAAAGATATTACTTATAAATTAGGTGGAACCGACCACGAAGATCCGCTTGATTATCTTCGCAGTCATGGCGTATCAGAATCACAATTCAGATTGGACGTACAAAAGGCATATGAAGGCGAAACAGTTACAGTTAAACCAAAACCACAAGAACCTGCTCAAAACGTTACAGGAGCAACAGGGGTGGCTTACATTGATGGGTTAAACGTCAACCTAAGAAGTGGTCCATCAACAAATAACGGTGTTATCCGTCAATTAGGTAAAAATGAAGCATATCAAGTATGGGGAAAACAAGGTGATTGGTTAAACCTTGGAGGTAATCAATGGATTTATAACAACCCAGATTACATTCGATATGAAGGGGAACAAACTCCTGCTGCAAGCTCAGTTGTAGGAAAACGCGTTGTTTCTAAAGTGGACAACCTTCGCTTCTATGATGCTGCTTCCTGGTCTGATAAAGATGTATCCGGAACTGTAGATGAGGGACTTGGATTCACTATTGATGCTAAAGTATCAGTGAATGGATCCGCGCAATATAAAGTACACAATAGCAAAGGTACAACGTTCTACATTACAGCAAATGAAACATATGTATATGTGAAGTGAAAAAAGGGTCTGCTCATACTCGAGTAGACCCTTTTGTGTTATTCCGACCTAACAAAATAAATCAATAAATAATACAGAATATAGATAGTAAAACTTGTACGCTGAAGTTGGGATCAAAACTGATACGTTATATTCTTTAAAATACCTTTATGTATCAAGGATTACAGTGTACTTTATTTTTGTTAGGACGGACTAACGCTTATTACCTAACAATTATTAAATATATAGAAGCACCCAAAAAGAGAGTAAATAATCCCGAATTACCATCCTACAAAATGAATATCCATAACAAAAAAAGATGACTAGATTTAGTCATCTTTTTATTACAAGCAGTTTACACTTCAACGATTCTTGCGTTTGGCTGCTGCATAGGTAATTGTATAAGTTCTAACGTTTTTTCTGCTTCCTCATATGTTTCGAATTCTAATTCTTGTTCTTCATTTCCTGGTTCACAATCTGTAAGAATGAACCCTTCGCCACGTATTACAAATGCCATTATATCCCTTCTTTCTAGTCAAATTACACTTTGGTTAAAATTTTTGATTCTGCCATTCAGTAATACAAGCTGGTTCAATTTCTTCAAATTCTTGTGTTTCTACATCAAGATCAATGACAGAATAACTAGGTACTACTAAAAATTCTTTTCCGCAAACGTTACAAGTAGGATCATCAAGTGCATAAACTCCTTTAATTGTGTCAGGATTTTGCAAATCAAAATCAGCATTTTCAAAAACTACAAGACCATTACATCCTTTGACGTTACATTTATGTGCTTCAATAGCCATTTCTCATTCCCCAATTCTTAATAAAATTAAAATCTTAAAATATTAATTTAGAAATAATATAAGTAGCAGCAGGAAGAAAAAACATAATAGATAGTGTTCCGTAGTACCAAATACGGTCAGATTTACATTCTTCAATGCCGAACCACTCGTTTAATTGTTGGTATTTCTTTTTAAAGAAAGAACGGATTGTCCCGAACAGTTCCTTTTTGCTACGTGTTTGTGGTAGAATAGGCTCACTAGTAGTTAATTTGAATAGGGTATTTGACATTGTTAAATCATCCTTTCAGATTTTCAAAGTGTAGAGAACGCTCTTTCGTGCCGGCAAGCTGTGAAGAGCGTTCTCTTTTTATATTCAATTGTATTTACTCTCTTTCAAAATTACCGCCCTTACCAAACTTAGGGCGTTTTCTTTCGACTTTTTTCGGTTCTGGTTCTACTTTCTCTTCCTTCATCGGAGGAATAATGATAGATCCGCTTGTATGCATATAATGTCTAATAGCAGTACGAACCATTTCAGCTTTTCTATTACGTGGTAAAGATGCTAACCAATCTTTAATGTCTTTATCTAATACATCATCATAAGACAGAAGGTATGTCTTATTCGCCATCTTCTTCGCCTACCTCGAATTTACCATATCTGTAGAAGCCCTCCACGTTTGCAGTTTGGCTTTCTTCTAATTTCGTTACTTTACCAATCCATTCTTCCAATAACTCATGGAAAGTATTCGCACCACCACCAGAAACTAACACTTCATCAAAACGATCAAATGTTTTCCAAGCATTATTTACTCCATTTACAATAAAATCATAAACTTCTTTAATCGATGCTGTTTTTTCGTCATTAAAGTCAATTGGATCCATACGCTTAGAAGCCTGGTAAGCACCATCTTCAAATACTTTTTCTAATTTATAATCATTAATCGTAGCGCTTGTTTCCTTTTTAATTTTAGCTACAATTGGTTCGTAAACATCATGCATTCCTTTAGGAACAGAAGTTGATTCTTTTTCACGACGCAGCATAGAAATTACATCTAAATCTGTCGTACCAGTTCCAATATCAATAATGCCTACAGTCATATCTTCATAAGAAGCATCTGCAACAAATCCATCTTCATCTAAATAACGGCTCATTACAGTTCCGACCGGTTGAGCAAGAACAATAACATCCACAACATTAATTGTTAATTTCTTACCATTAACCTCAATCTCATGAGTTCCCTGATAAACTTCTTTGATTTCATCAACTGCTTTTGTTCCGATTTCCTGACTTGGAACACCTGTTATAACTAAGATTTCATCATAGCTTTTCACATTTGTTTTAGCAGCCATTTCAGCTAATACAATTTTAGATAGTGTTTTATACTGATTAGTTTTATATCGATTTTGTTGAGCGTATGTGTTTAAAGTATTGTTCACTTTAATTATGTCATCGCCCCAAACATATTCTGTTCCTTCAACTTTATATGTTTTAAGCTTCATCTTCCCACCAGACAATGCTTCTCCTACATTAGAAGAGAACGAATAGATTGCTGGAAGTGTCTTTTTAAACACATCTGTACGCATTTTTACAGCGCCATTCCCATGATCAATTGCAAATACTTTAGTCATTTTATCGACTCCCTTAAATTATTAATACTTATATATTTGTTATGTAATGCTTATATGATGTTAAATTAATTTTATATCAATCGAAGATGTTTTTCAATGTTTTATTAACGATTATATAATAGTTATATAATCGTTAATAAAAAAAGAAGACTACATTATATAGTCTTCTTTTTTATCTCTTTATCAATTCTTTTTGCATTTGTTTGAATAATTCCTCTTGTATTGTTTCTATATTTTCTTTTAATATTTGAATATCATTAATCATATCTTTTGTGTGAGTAGAATATATAAAATCTGGATTATAATAGATCCATAATTGGTATATATTATTTAACAAATCCTCTGTAATAACACTGACCTCCGAAGAGAAAAAGAGCCTGTGTAGCAAATAGAAATTATTAGCGTTACTATAAGCATTTTCTGCCTCAGTATATTCAATTCTTCTCAATATTAATTCAATATTTTTTATAGCTATCTCTTTATTAGTGTATAAATCCGCCAAGATTAACTGTTTATCGCTGTCATTAAAAGATTTATCTTCCATATATTTTGCTATATCCGCTTCATTAAGTTTTCTGAAATCTATAACTCTTCGAAAACCTCTTAAACCTATAATTTTCCCAATGCATAACGAAATATTTTTATACAACTCTGGATAATGCTCATGTTTTTTTATCGCATACAATTCGAATTCTTTAGAAATCCTAGTTAGCTCAAATTTATGTTTCTCCATATCAAGTTGAAATTTAGACTTAATTTCTTCTTGGAGTCTTGTGATTTCTTGGATATCTTGCTTAGTTGCAAGATTTTTCCCTAACTCTTGGAGTTTCGTTATTTCTTTAACATCCTGTTTTGTAGCAAAGTTTTTTGCTTTTGTAACAAGATAACCACCAATAATTACTGTGTTTACTATCTTGAGCAGTGTATCATAGTAATCCATTTATAATCTCCCTATGTTTATTTTTCTTCCTAATCCAATTCTATCATAATATATTTTTTTACCGTGGTGGAGACTCATTACCAGAATCTCCACCACGGTTTCTTATTAGTTGCTGCTGTTTCTAACAGTACACGTTTCTCTTCCTGCATCTCACGTATAGCACCCATAAGCTGCTGATCTCGTCTTTCTAATCTCTCATCAATGTACCTTTGTTGCTCATCCATTTTCTTAGCCATTTGCTTTAACATTTCATTCTGCTGCTGAATCATTTCTTTTAACTCGTTATATCGCTCGTCATGTTGCTCATCGTTACGCTCTTCGTGTCGTAGTTCCTTTATATCAGTGTCCGCTATATCTTTATTATGTAGCCATGTCATCACTGCGTTACAAGCCTGTTTTAGCGTCATATTGGGGTGTGACTTTATATCAGCTAGTGTTTTTAGCGCTACAACATCATCATTGAGAAAACCACGGTGTCCCAGCTCATTTTTATGGAATTTGTACCCGACTTCTTCTAACATGATGCAGTATTTACGTAAAGTTGATTCCTGAATTTTTAATATAGCGGCGACGTCTTTGCTTGAATAGATAAGTTGATTGTTTCCGCCCATTTTCTCATCTCCTTCGCGATATAACATTCGTGACAGGAGGACGAAAACCCTTGTCTTCGTCAAAATCCCTTATAAACTGAGTATTTTATTTATAAATTAATATGGTATGTGAAATTTTATAAATGAAAAAAGTAGCTCGACGGCTACCTGTTTTTATTTATCTACGGAAGGCTAATGGATCCTCACGAAATTTCTTGTAAGTCTTAGCAGCCTTTTCTAATGTTTTATAGTTAAACTGAATTGCATGCATATATAACATATCAATCTCAAGTCTTAAAACTAAATAAATATCATACTCATTTTCATCTTTAAGTAAGATTAATAGATTTTCTAATGGCTCAGGGTATTTAAGTAGGTGTACTGATACTTTGCTTAATAATTCTTTAGCTTCCTTTTTAATCGCCGTTCTTCTCACGTCTTCATCTTCGATATCCCGTAATTTCAAGATCACTTTTCTAACATAATCTTCTTTTTTTAGTGTATCAATTTTATTATAATACGGTGCTTTATTAAACCCTTTAGCTAAAAACATTGTACCAACCTCCTGAAGTGATTTTATATCATCGTGCATAGTTTTCTGCTCTCCGGTAGTGAAAAGGTAAGATAGGGCTTGTAAGTCCTTTGTAGTTACCCCTCAATCTCACATCCTATTATACTTACATTGGTAATCTATCAAAGATTTCCGTCATAGTGCCCAGAAATTTCGACTTCCGCATCAAGTAACGCATCATCTTGCTCTGCATCTTCAGAATCAACATATGTTCTACATTTAGCATAGAGCCATATGTTCATTGGGCGGTTATTGACTATTTCGACTTCATCAAAATCGAAATCAGCATTCCTTAGCAAGTAATCCTCAATAATTTCTTGTAAATCTTCCTCATTGATTTCTAATTTTCTTTCTACAAATCCTTCATCACTATAGTATTTGTTTGGAAATACGTTGCGCATTGTCTTAAGGTCCACCCTTCATTTCTGAATTTTTATTTTGGGTATCTTTGCCCATTCCTTCAAAAAGAGGAGTAAGCTTAATTCATAAGAAATATAAACATAATTTCAAAAAGTACACTTTTTGAGGGATGAGAAAAAACACCAAACTAGCGGATCAAATTTATTTGTTGGTCTAAGTGTACAAAATCCGCGTTATGTTAGTGTTCCTCCCATGCTGTTAAAACTCTTACTTTAAGTAAACTTAATTAAAAACATATACACACCAACCTACAAATATACACGCTGCAGCTATACCAAAAAATTGTCGAGTGAAATATCCATCAAAATATCTACATACAATTATTGCTAGTATTGCAATGAGAATTATTGGAAGGCCAAAATACAATGCGAGCTGCCCTCCTAATTTACTCATACTTTGATTAATAAGTTCATTGCTAAATGACATATGTTAAGTCCTCTCTGTATGTTCAGCTAGTTCGAATTTTTCTAATGTCGAATCTGCCCTTAAATCTTCTTTATTTACTTTCCTGTTTCCACTTATCAGAGATGAAATCTAACACTTCTTCTTTAGACATGTCACCATCAGTGTAGAAATAAACGATATCCCCAGCGTTCTCTCCGATTAATTGATCAATAAATTTTTCCAAAGAATCCATCGCTTCTGGAATATCAAATTCCACACCTAAGTTAGCAAAAGTTATATAGGTTTCTTGTCTTTCTTTTTCTATATCCAATAAAACAGAAATAACTTTTAATGTTTCATCTGGTGATATAATCCAAGAAAGTTCGGGTTTAATTTTTAAAAGACGGTTTGTAAATTCTTCTTTACTTTCAGTTCCGAATCGAAAGTGTTGTATATTATCGAAATAAAAATCTTTAAACGCATTTTCAAGTAAAACGTTTGTTGCATCTTCAAAATCTAGCATAGAAAATAACTCGAAAATGGAATCTAATCCTGCTTCTTCAAGCGGATTTAGGGCTTTAAAGATTCTTTTTTCTAGTTCGATTAAGGATACTACTACATCTACTTTTCTCATGGTTTTCCCTCCATTAGCTATTTTGAAACATATGCTTTTATTTCACACGCGAACCTTCTAACCAATCCATTGCATTAGCTGGATATTTTTCATCTTTGAAGAACTGTACGTCTTCTTCTGTTAGTTGATAAAGTGTTTTTTCTATCAATCTATTACTAAATTGTTTTTTAGCAAACTGATGATAAAATTTCAGTGTGTCATATGTTTCTACTGAATGAACAATTTCTACATTATTTCCGTATTCTTCTTTTAAACGATTAATTTTACCGTTCAAATCAGCAGATACTGTGTAAGTAAACTTATAGTGTCCAGAAGGGTACAAACGAATTAATACTACATATCCATGTTTTGGTTTAACGGGTTGTTCTCTTTGTGCTTTGCGTTCTTCATAAGCAATACGTTGCTGCTCTCTTTCTATTCTTCTTTTTTCTTTTAGGTCATTATTATATTCATCAATACGTGTTTGATCTATTTTTTCTACAAGGTCTAGAATTTCATCTGCTAACTTTTTCATATCATTTCGCGACCACATCAAGTCACCATATAACCTATTAGTTCCTGAAGTGACTCCAATTCCTCCATCTGTAAATGGTACAAGAGTAACCTGTCCAAAATGTTGATAATATGGATCTGATGAAAAATGTCTAGAATCATTTATACTATCAAAAATTCGTTTATTAATTGTTTTTGCTTCAAAATCCAATTCATGTAACCTATTATGGAGCGTAAGTAAATCTATGGTTTCTTTTTCAGGATTCATATTAATTAATTCTTTTTTAAGCAGATTTTCTAATATATCTTGAATTTCATTTAACGTCTTTCCTGTCATTTCAGATACTTCGTTTAAATTGTGTGTATCCTGAAAAATTTTTGAGTGATTCAAATAAGCGTTAAGTACAATATATTCTTCGGCAGTGAAGCCAGCTTTAATATAATACTTTGTTAATAATGATGAGATTTCAGGTATCATAAAATAAGACTCCTTTAATTTTAATCACGTTTATATTTTTTTAACACTTCCTCTAAACGTTTATGTTCTTCTTCAGAGGCTTGTCTATTGTCTTTCACAGTTGATGATTCGTTATCTTCTTTCCCAACCCAATCAGGAGTCATTTCAGTACGTATAGGTTTAGAACCTGATACTTTTGCTTTACCTGTTCTTACTTTTTGCTTTTGGCCAAGCTTAGACATTTTTTCTTCCACGACTTTTATTACATAGTTTTCGGCTGCAGTTAAATCCGTCGTTCCGATTACCTTACATTTAGATGCTACATCAAGAATAGCCTTAATTGTCTTTTGATTTGTAATCTCTCGTTCTTTGATTTTTTGATTCATTAAATCAAGAATTGTAGATTCTGAGATACTATCAGTAGTATTTTCTTCTTCTTCTTCAAAAGTAGATAATGAAGTATCCTTCTGAAGTAAACCTTCTGGTATTGTTCTGCCACTGTGCAAGATGGATTTTTCATCATGCAAAATGCATTTTGCACTGTGCAAAATGGGTAGTGATGCGGTTTCTTTGGATTTTTCTTCAGTTTCAACACTATTTTCACTGTTTTTTGTAGTCGTTCCTTGAGCTAAAGAATAACCTTCTAAAGCGTAGCCGAGTGTATGTAAATCGGATGCGATTTTTGTAAGGTTCACTTTTAACCAAGTCGATCTATCCCACTTTTTAGATGGATCAGGGTTATTCCCTTTTTCGATCCATCCTTCTTTAACAAAATTATTAAGTGTTCGACTAATTGTTGAAGCACTTCCCCAATCCATTAATTCAGCTAAAAGTTCATCGCCTGTTTTATAAAACCATCCGTTACGAATTTGTTTTTTCTTTTTATCAATTGCCGATTGCTTTGTGTTACGAGCTTCCATTTGCTTAATTCGTAATTTAAGATTTTTGTCCATTTTTTCTGTAATGCCAGACCAAAAGATTAAATTATTTAATAATGCTGCATCAAAATGCTTTCCTGTTAATGCTAACAATTCTTCTTTAATTACTATACGTTGCAATTCTCTTACTTCTTGTTCTTCTGTTGTTTCTAATGAATTAGACATAATAAAAAAATCCTCCAATTTCCACCCCGCCCAAAAATGGGTATAGGAAAATAGAGGATTGTAGTTCACATTTTTAAAAGTATATGCTATCATAGACGTAGCAACACACATTTAAATATGTTTATACAAACCTCGTGTTCCAATTTTCATCGGTCAGTTGGGCGGCCAAACTCTTCCAACCTTTGAAAATTCTGTCGGGGTTTTTTATTTTTTTAAATTTATATAAAAAATCTTAAATTTACATTTGCAATTTATGTATCTACTCTATCAATCATAGCAGAAGTTTGTGGAAAAAAGAAGAGAAAAAGAGAAGCCCGACAATAAATGTCGGGCTTTTGTTGTGGATAAGTATGGTTATCCACAGGGAGAATACTATTTATTTTTAAATTGATGTATTTCGAGAATATTCCAATGATATTTCTTGTAATAGAATTGTGTGATAGACTGTATGTAACTGTATATTGTGAGGGCGGGAGGTTGCTATCCTTTCTCTGATCTTAGAGAGAAGGGAGGTGACCGAATGGATTCTTTATTTAATTTATTGTATGACGCTGCTAAGGTATTCCTTACAGTATTTGCAACAGCTTATGCAAATGAGCTTGCAAAAAAGATTAGCAATAAGAAAAATAAAAATACCGCCCCGAATGCCTGCAAGCGTAAGGGCGGTACTAAAAGAAAATAACTATTAGCAACCAGCCACCTTGCGGTAGCAGTTACTGGAAGAGATGTTAGCGCATCTCTTCTTTTATTTTATGCAATTCAGTTAGAAGTCATACTCTAGTCATATCATAACAAATAATCAGAAAAAAGAAAAGACACTCAAATGAGTGCCGTTCTTCGACTTGATAACCACTTCAATTTTAATAATATATATGCGAACTTTCGTCCAATAATAATTATAACTCATTTTCTGAAAAATGAAAGCGGATTCTTTAACTTACTTAATTACTTTGTCCATAACTTCTTTATATTTGTTAAATTGGGCATCTTCCATATCACCATTCATTTGAATTAGGAAGTTACCTTTTGCGTAAGTATGAGAGAATAGCATTTGATTACCGTTACCTAAATCATCATAGTACTTCTTAGCTTTTTCAAGATCTTCTTTATTTTTAAACTCAAATACTCTACCACCACTATCTTCACCTAATGCTGGTACAAGAATGCGTTTTGCTTCTTTTCTAGTATTCCCAAATTCTTTTTCTGGTAGGTCACTAGGATTTTCAGCTTCTAATCCTGCAGCTTTAAATTCATCAATTACCTTACCGACTGTAACGTTACTTGTCATTGATTTAACGCTGTCACAAGCAGTTAAACCGAATAATAATAGGGCACCCATAAGTAATACTGCAAATCTTTTAAACATAATTGTTCATTCCTCCTAATGTAAATAAATCCTTAGACATAATAACAAATTATTTATCTATATATTGTCATATATTGTCGAAACGAAAATAAAAAAAGACGTTCATATGAGCGCCTTTTATTTTTGTATAAGAAGAGTACTTTTGCAATTACGGCAAGTGATCTTTTTTTCTCTAGATATTAATACATTAGTGCAGTTGCAATTAGGACATGTTGCTACGTTTGGGGTTTTAATATTTATGTAGCATAAACAAGAGATAAAAGCTAATATCGAAGCGGGAACAATAAGTAGCATTAGTAAAAATAACACTGCACATATTCCCGTAATAATAGAAAGTGGCTTCATTAGTCTTCTACCTCTAGAGTTTGTTTTACTATCTTTTAAAAGGATAGGAGTAACTTTGAAAGTTTTAAATTCTCTTTTAGGATGGGATGATTTAACCCTAGTTTGTAATTGTTTATTTGATGCTGAGGACGAAGGTACCGCATGCTTAGTAGTAGTGTCCGTTCCTTGTTTTGAACCTTTCTTTTTACCTATGCGTTGTTCATATGAAATTCCGGTTCCAGGTAAAGAAGTAGTTATTCGTGATCCAGAAGGACCAGTGCTTATACGAGCACCTTTAACCCCTGCACTTACCCCGACGCCTTTGTGAGTAACATTCACTTTTACGCCAGGCGCAACTTTAATACTTTTACGAAATTTAAATCCCATAATTTCATATCCTCTCTATGGAAATAGTAGATCTCTAATTAAGTATAACAAATATTCAATCCTAATATCCTCATATATCGTGAAATATGGTAAATGAAAAAGGGATAATGTTTTTTATATTAAGTTAAAAAGTACTTCTATCTTTTTGCTCTAAATGTTCAATGATAACCTTTTCTTTGCTATCTTTTAATTCTCCGATTAATTCATTATCCTCAACAAAAATACGTTCGAAAATAGGGATTTTAGTCATTTGAATAGAGTTTATTTTGTTTAATTTCTTTGCTTTTCTGAAATCATCTAAGTGGATAATCATTTTGGTAATCCTTTCTTTTAGGGAATGTATGTTCTTTTATACTTAAAAATAAAAGCCCAGGGAGGACTAATTGCAACTACATAATAGTTTTTGATGTTTAAGTAATAACAATTCTTTTGGGATTCCCGTATGATGGGATATGGCATCAATTGTTTTAAACTCTTCTGCATATGCATGCCAATCCTCATCAGGCAGTAATAACTCAACTGCAAATAAATTAGCTTGTCTTTCAAATTTATCTACAGATAAAAATGTATTAGCACGTAAAAACGGAGTATTGACATGTTTATGCATTTTACAATGGCCCAATTCATGGGAGCAAGTAACAATTTGTTCGTTGATGCTTAAATTTTCGTTAATGCAGATATACTGGTTTTTCTTATTATATTTATAAAAACCCATGATGCTTGGATCTAAATTTTGATAAAAAACGTGAACATTTAAACGTTCAGCTATTTCAAAAGGGTTGGTTGTATTAAATCTCGCTGCTAGTTCTAATGCTGTGTCTTTTTCATAGTAACCCAATTGATTTCCCCCCCTGACTCACTCTGATTCTTTTCTGTATTTTTTCGGGATGTATTTTTTATTTATCTTTTGAGTATGTTTCACAATATACTCCATTGCATCCATTAATGAATCTAGAGCTTCTTCGGTAAGGGGTTCGCCAGAAAACATTAGTCCGTCAGAGTCCGTTAGATCTTTTCTTATCTCTTCCATTCTTTTTCCGATATCTTTTTTATCTTTTTCAGTAAAACCTTCTGCATCTTTAATAAGAACCTTATTTTTTTGTTCCGTTCTTCCTAGTAGATAATCAATTGAAACATTAAAGTATTGTGCTAGTGCTTCGACTCTGTCAATTGAAGGTTTTTGTTTTTTTAGCTTATATAGAATGTTTGGACTCAATCCTAATTTCCTTTCTAATTCAGCTATGGAAAGACCTTGGTTATCGGCCAATTCTTTAACTCTTTCAAATAAAGTCATATATATCATTCCCTTTAACGCGAGAACACATCTTACCTAAAAGTAAGGCATTCCTATTGACATCTAACCTATAAGGTAGTAATATGTGTCCATAAGCTATTTATTTAGCCTTTTAAACAAAACCAATATAAAGCCAGCAACCACGTTCCCCAACGTACAAAGGCAATATATGTATGTTTATTTAGCTATGTTTAAATATTAACCTATAAGTTAGAAAGTGTCAATAATAAGCTGAATAATTAGCTTATTTTCTAAAAAAGAGGTGGATAGAATGAGGAATGAATTTGGCATGAAAGTTCGAGCAACGCTATTCGCTAAAAATATGCAACAAAAAGAATTAGCAAAGCTGCTTGGAATATCAGGTGCTTATTTATCGGATATTCTTCGAGATAAACGTGAAGCGAAGAGTGTCAGAGTGAAAATCATAAAAATTTTAGACATGAAGGAGGTTTCATAAAAAATGAGTCAATTACAAGTGGTTCAACAACCATTTAGTGAGTTTGTTTTCGCAAAAGGTAACGAAGTTGTAACGGACAGTTTAACAGTAGCTGATGTTCTAGGGAAACAACACAAACATGTTTTAAGAGATATAAAAGTTCAAATGGAAAAATTAGAGAACGCAAAAGAAGAAGAATTTACTGAGTCCAATTTTGGACTTAGCTTCTATAAAGACTCCACGGGACGGACTTTGCAGAAGATGGATATGACGGAGGACGCATTCACTATATTGATGTTTTCATATAACACTATTGAAGCAATGAAAATGAAAGTGAAGTTCATCGAAGAATTCAAGCGTATGAAAGAACATCTTCAAAAGAAAAGACCATCATCAAGAGAACAGTTTTTAGCGACCATGCAGTTAGGGTTACAGCATGAAGAAGACTTAAAACAGTTAAAAACGGATGTAGAACAAATAAAAGGTGATATTAACGAACGAATGACAGTTGATTACAGCCAACAAACAGCTATTAGAAACGCTGTTAATCGTAGAGTTTATAAAGTTTGGGATGATGGAATTATCAATAGAAATATTCATGATACCCGAAGAAAAGTATTCTCTGCGCTTTGGAAGGATATATACGAAAGGTTTGCTGTAAATAGTTATCACAATGTACGCCAGAAGGATTTTGATGAAGTAATAGATTACATAAAAGTTTGGCGTCCACGTTTAGTATAAAAAACTAATTAATGCTACAGGGAGGTTTTACAAATGGCAATAGATTTAAATAGTTTCGCAGATGGTGCAGTTGCAGAAAGGTTTGATGCGGAATTCGAAAGAGTTTTAGAAAATATGGCAGATCCTAATACAGATCCAAAGAAACCACGAACAATTACATTAACTCTTTCAATTACTGGCGATAAAAAACGTGAAGTTTGGGATTGCCAGGTGCAAGCAAAATCTAAGTTAGCGCCAACTATAGAAGTGGGATCAAGAATTCTTATGGGCCGTGATCATCATGGACAAGTTGTTGGGCAAGAACTCGCTTCTGGTATAAAAGGTCAATACTTCATCGACCTTGAGGGGGATGTTGCTAACGATGTAGGTGAAAAGGTAAAAACAGAGGAAGCTCCAACAGAAAATGGAGTCGTAGATTTCCGTAAAACAAAATCTAACTAATAAATCGTAAAGGGGAAATGTAAAAATGATTAAACAAGCAATGGAGTACTTATTAGAAACAGCGGGAGTAAGAATTGAAAAGGTTAATGATCGTCCATATTCTACTCAACCGTTATATGCAGTAAAGGAACCAACAGCAGTAGGGATTACAGTCAACAGTCTTTCTGGTTTAGTAGATTACATCAAATCAGAGTTTGATGGAGACCATCCTTTAATGATTCATGTTGAAAATCCTAAAAATGTTTCATGCTTAACGAAAGTTAATAATGATTTTAACCGTAGTATCTTTATGGAAGCTAAAGCTCTTACACCGCAATTTTCTTTTGAGAGATTTCATGATCCGGAAAACTTTAATATCAGCTTGCAGTCTGCATTTGTTAGGAACGATGATTGCGAAGCCATGTTAAAAGTCGTAGGTAATGTGAGAGACGAAACAATTAATACATATAAAGATGATGGTGTTTCGCAAACAGCAGTAGTACAAACAGGTGCTTCAAGAGCAAATGCAGTAGTACCAAATCCAGTGATGTTAAAGCCTTATCGTACTTTTGTTGAAGTTGAACAACCAGAAAGCCCATTTGTATTTAGAATGCAGAGCGGCCCGAAATGTGCATTGTTTGAAGCGGATGGTGGTGCTTGGAAATTAGAAGCAATTGAAAACATCAAAAAGTACCTGGTTGAGAAACTAGCAGAAGAAATTGAAAACAAAAAAGTATTTATCATTGCGTAATAGCAATTTATATAACTTTCAGCTGCACCTATAAACGGTGTGGCTGGAATTGAGGTGAAATAGATGGGATTAGCCGATAGGGTACTTCCAGAGCATATACAAAGAGCTGGGACTTTAGAACAGCAGTTACGAGAATACATGAAGAATCAAAAAATGTTAGAGCAACAGAGTAATAGAGCGATGAACAATCGTGAGGTTACAACTGCATTGGAATTAAAAGAATTAAGCAATAAACAAAAAGAAGAAGCTGCAGCAGCAGAAAAAGAACTTATTGGATTATATAAGGCAAAGCAAAAGAGAGATTATGAAAAAGAAAAGGTTATCGAGGTTGCAGATCGCCTGGAATCGCTAGGCGGTAACCCAAAAGTAGTAGAACAAATAAGAAAAAATGCATAAAAAAAGATCCATCGTGAAAATGGATACTCAAAAAAATTAAAGGTAGATATAGATTTGGATTTAAAAATAAATTTACATTTGCAATTATAACACAGTAAATGCACTAGCGGCCAAAAATAAGTGTATTTATAAAAATATAGAGATAAATAGATTGATTAAAAATCATAAAGCAGGGAGCTGAAAGTAATGAATGTTTTGTTGTTCGATAATAGTGAATGGTGTGATATCTGCAGTGCGGTAATCCCAACTGCTGATGTGAAAAACATGTACATTGAGGGATGCGAGAAAACGCTTTGTAAGTCTTGTCGTGGCGAAATGGAGCTGAAATTAAAAGTAGTTGAAACATTAGTAATTAAAGATATGTTAACGCTTCTTACAAAAGGATACGGAAGAGATAAAGTACGTGAATTTAATTTGGTTAAGGCAGAGCAATACGTAAAAGAAAATGGAATATCCTTAGAAATCGAAAAACGTGGAGGGAAGTTTAACCAGGAGAAGTTAGGCGAATTCGTATCTCTTTCTACAAATGAGATCATTGGGATTTTACAGTATTTACAGAGGAAGGTTGGCAATCATTTATGGATGAATGCAGTTGTCGGTGCGTTATTAGATAGAGGTCTTGTATACACGCTGCAGTTAGAAGAAGGTGATCATCATGACGGAGCAACTGGCATTCTTGCTTGATGATACCTTGAAGGAAGATCCACAACCATTTGATATAGAAAAAGCCAAAGCAAAGCACTTGCCAGGACGCGTAGGATTCGCTGATGTACTTGCCATTATCCCTTGTGATGTATGGAGTGCGGAAGAGCTTGCTCGTTCTACAGGTACTAGGCAAGATAACCATTATGACATGTATATCGACTATGTAACAGCGTTATGGCGGTATAAACGAGCGCAGGATAAAAGTTTCTTTTGGGACGAAGCAGAAGAGATTTGCAAAGAAGCGAGGGAATCGCAGGAACCACAACCTTTACGAATCTATTTTGATAGCGGATTTAAACCACAATTTGTTACTAAATATTTGGAGGGTTAAAGATGAAAATTGTAGCAGTTATTGTACCAGTACCAGAGTTTATTAAAACACCATTTGAACTAGGTGATTGGGTAGCGTATGAGTGTAATGATTACACAATGTTTGCAGAAGTAAAAGCGATGGAAGTTGATAGAAGAAACGGCCGTATCAAGATTTTAGGTGTTTGGGGAAATCACAGTGTAGCTAATGTTGGTGATAAAGGATGGGAATATGCAGATCACTGCCGTTTAGCAACAGAAGATGAACAATATCTGGAAGAGCGCCGCAGAGTCTTCGCTCAACGAAAGAGAAGAAACAATGAATTTCATTCGGGGGATTTCGTTAGTGACGATAGTCGTGTTTTAACTGTAGGACATCAACATAAAGATACAGGTGTTGTAACGGTGCTAGTAAATAATTCAGATGAATCATACGAAGTGAAACCGCAGGATTTAGAAATACTATTCTTTGCAGAAGATGCTGCTGGGTGAATTGGTAAAAAGTATATCAAACGTTTTTGGAATATTGGGAATTTAAAAGGTGAAATAAGAAATTGCGTAGAGAAAAATTGATTGGAAAGTTAATAGCTTTAGAGTGTTATAGGACAAAGGACCGCCAATTGTGGGAATTGGACGAGCTAGAATTGGCGGTCTTACTCGTTATAACGATCATAAAACGGTTAAAGGAGAATGGAATCATGAAATTTGAAATCTTATGTAATTGTGGAATGAATGTAGCAGCAGAGTTAGATAGAGCGGAGCAAGAAATGGGGAATGCTGCAGTACTTCCTATTATTGCTACAAAGGACAACGGGATCCAGGGTGTTATGGTTCAAACAACAGAAAAAGAAATTCAGGTTACATGTACAAATTGCAATGAATCCGCACGATTCTTATTAGAACCAGAGGAAAGAGTAGAAGAAAGTCCCATTCTTGATTGGTCAAATGTCTCATTAGCAAGTCAGGAGGGAGAATGATGAAATCTACATATAAGTATCACATTTCTACTGTATTTCCTCATTGGGGGTGTAATCACATAGTTGTAAAAGAAAATGAAAAGATGGCGAAATATCATTTTTACAAACAAATTAAAAAGCAAGGGTTTATTAATATGCCATTCGAACAGTTTGAACCATTTATCACTTGTGAATATAAAGGTGTAGTTGATATAGCAACCTTATTTGGTAAAGAAGAGCCGTTTCGAAAAATGTGTAATTTTAGAAGAATCCCATTTGCAAAACGTGGAATGCGTGTCGAAGCGCAGGGAAGAAAAGGGACGATCGTCGGGAATTGCAAAAACGATTTGTTCGTTGTCCTGGATGATAATCCTCACAAGTTTAGATTTAATCCTCATTGGGAAATTGTTTACTTCAATGATAAAGGTGAAATCATTAAAGATTATCGTAAAGGGGCATATGCGCTATGAGACACACATCAAACCTATATGAAATTACTCCGGAAGAAACGCAGCAAACATTTGATATTACAGAGTTGTTCGAGATGCAGAGAGAACTAGATAAGCGTATTGGATATAAGGGTAACGATAAGTTAGATATGCTGTTCCGTGCGTTAATAGTTGAAATTAGTGAAGCCTGGAACGAAACAAGGGCCTTTAAAATGTGGAGCACAGGATTTGGAACGCCAAAGGATGGATTGTTGGAAGAGCTGGTTGATGGATTCCACTTTTTAATGAACATTGTCATTGAATTAGATCGTCATACATTAAAACGAAAACTCGTATCTGGTTTTTCAAAACAATACATTATGAAGAAAAATATATTAAATGTAAACAGGCTTTTTGAATGGTATATGCAGGATATATTATCAGCTAAACGTGCATGGTGTGAATTTAGAAATTTAAGTGTAGCATTAACTCATTTACATAAAGCGTTCGGTATTTTCTTCCGTCTTTGCTATTTATACGGTTATAAATTTGAAGATGTTGTACAGGCCTACAAGGAGAAGAATAAGGAAAACTTTGAACGCCAAGCGAGCGGATATTGATATGTATACATTTGTTGTTACTTATGAACTACCGCCAATGGAAGGGACGCTAAATGTAGATATAAATGCAAAGGATGAACATGAAGCTTTGTATATTGTTAGAAATTTTTTATATCGTGCTGCTATAGTGCACGGTGCTAAACCAAAATACTATCAAATTTGAATTTTGTATAAAAAGGAGATGTGAAATATGAAAGATGTGAAAATCGAATACATCGAAAATAAAGCTAGAATTACTGTAGATGGTAAGGAAATTGCATTTGCTACTAATACGATTACAAAGAAAGTAGCAGAGAGTTTATTAATAAATTTAGATCAAGCTGGAGCTATTAATCTAATCATTGAAAACTAAACCAAAGCGTTATTTTAATCGAAAAGGGGAATGGAAATGAAACCTACATTTGAAATGATAAAGAATGAAAATGGTGGCGTAGAGATGACATATACAACGAGTGGAGGTAAGCAATCATCCACTTACTTTCCCAGCCCTCCAGAAGATATAGATCATGTTTGTATAAATTACATGAAAGGGCGCTTTGGAAACGTTAGAACGTGGAAACAAGTTGATTTTATAAAACGTAAATACAAAGAAGCGTATCAAATGGCTTTCGGTGTAGTTGATGAATTAAAAATAGGCGACAAAGTAGTGATGCATACATGCGGAGAAGCGGATCACTATAACGGTAAAATTTGGACTTGTCGAACAGATCAATTCAAAGCAAGTAACGGCTCACAAGTGGTGTTTTTAGAAGGATTTAGCGGTTACTTCTTAGTTAGGTACTTGCAACGTGTGAGTTTATTAGAAAACTAAACAAAATAGTTATTTGACACAACAAAGTGGTCAGCTTAACTAGCTAACCACTTGTTGTACAAAAGAAACTAGGCCCTACAAGTACAGATATGTAACTTAAAGTTACAGCTATAGTATAAACGGGATTGGAAATGTTATGCGGGGTAGAAGTAACCTGAATTTTATTTTGTAACAAGAGGAGATAAAAAGAGCACCATGGGAGAAAGGTACTCTTTGAAATGTGTAAAGACTATTAATTCGTTATTTTAATTGGTTAAGCCCCTTGAAGGGCGCTTCAAGGGGCTTAGATTCGAGAACTTTTAAACTCTTGTTTAATTACATGAAAACTCCTTAAGGAGAATCTATGGTATTTTAACACTCAACTGATTATTTTGACAACTATATATTGATAAAAGAAACCCCGATTGTCGGCGGGGCTTCTAAGGGTAAATGTCAAGCAATGACGTACTCGACTAATTAACCATATCATGAATTTTTTGGTAAAAATACTGGTAAATGTGTCCAAATTTTATGGCCATTAATCTGAATGAAGAGGCTATTTTAGTTGTAGTTAGACAAAAAGGACCCACTATAAATAGCAGGCCCTTTCCTAAAATGGCAAAGAGTAACTCTTACCTTACTCTTCCACTATATAATACACCATATTTGACTGTTTGTGTAGAAAAATGTCGAAAAATGAAATGTTTTATATCAATTATAAGAAAACAAAGAAGCGAGAGTGATAATTGAACAAAAACGCTATTTGACACAACAAAGCAGCTAGCTGAAGTAGCTAACTGCTCTGTCGTACAATTTTAGAAGTACAACTAGATACAGATATATGTTGTAACAAAAAGTTACAACTATATTATAAACAAATATCAAAATATTATGCAGGTAAGATAACTAAACAAAAATTTCATTTTGTAGAAAAGGAAGATGTTAAATGTACTTTATTGATAAAGAAGAAGATTTAATCGGAAAAGAAATAGCTTTTACACACATGGCTCAATTTGCTGAAGCTATTACGATTGTCACA